CAGACAGACAGACAGACAGACAGACAGACAGACAGACAGACAGACAGACAGACAGGGCTTCCGTTTGCTTATCGCATAGCCGACTTGATAGGAATAGACAGGAGAATAGACAAGGAAAACAAAGCATTTGTGAATATAAAGATGGGGAATATCCCTAGCGAAATTCTGAAATCTCCTATCAGAGTAAGACAGTTATTCGGTGTCAAGAGTAAAGATTTTGGCAGTATGTATGACAGGTCAAAGTACTTATTTATGCTAAATGCACCATTTGAAGTATCTAATCAATGTTGCAAGGTAATGAAGAAACAGCCTTTGCATCAATACAACAAAGATACAGGTAGAGTGCCCATTACCGCTCAAATGGCTTGCGAAAGTAAATTAAGGACTTCACAGTGGTTACAGAATGGTTGTAATGGATTTGACTTGAAAATTCCAACAAGTAATCCTATGTCATTTTGGACGGAACAGGACGTGTTGCTTTACATCAAAGAAAATAATCTACCAATATGTTCCGTTTATGGGGACATTGTAACGGACGATGAAGAAAGCGGTCAAATGATTCTTGCAGATTTTTGTGATATGGAAGGATTTGAATTTGACAGACCGCACTTACATACAACAGGGTGTTCAAGAACAGGGTGCGTATTGTGTGGATTTGGATGTCATCTTGAAAAAGATGGACAAGGCCGATTTGAGCTGTTAAAGAAAACCCATCCAAAATTTCATAATCTGCTATACATCTTAAAGAACAATGGCGTGACCTACGCAGAGGCTATTGACTGGATCAATGAACACGGAGATATGAACATAAAATATTGATTTGTGGTGGGTGGGATGGAATATAAAGGAGTGATAGCGAATGAGCGCAAGAAAAGGAAAAAATCTAAAGCGGGTAAGGAAAGGAGGTGAATGTCCGTTTTGATTAGTTTTACAAGTGGAAATTCAGATAATGCAACAGAGGCGGTACACGGACTTGATATTTTTACAAAGAATTGGTGTATGAATTGTGAAGAGACAGAAAAACAGGAAGACCTTGTATTCAGGTGCAATGAATGTGAGTTTAAGGCAGCAGATGGAAAATGTCTTGTGAAAATGTTCGCAAATAAACATGAGCACGAATATCCATTAAAAGATTTTGGCAGTATGGGAAGTCATTAATCATGCTTACAAATAAAAATGCGTGTCCATTTTAGAAAGGAGTGAGGCAATGTTAGTTGTTTATATTATTTGGATTATTGGAATATTCATTGCAACAATTGGAGACTATGAAAATATTGCAGTAACTCCAAAGCAGGTATATGAATGTACAGACCTAAATATGTTTGCCTGCGCTTTAGTAATTATAATAGGCTTTTTATTAAATCCTTTGTTTTATATAGTACATTTTATCAGCTGGCTATTACACGTTGGCAGAAAGGAGTAATAATGGAGAGATTAGTTGATAATATATATTCGTTCAAGGGCAAAGTTGAAGAGTGCGAAAATACCTATCTTTTAGCCGTTCAGAAGAAACTTAAAGATTATGAGGACTTAGAAGAGCAGAGCAGACTTCTGAAACTGCCTTGTAAGGTGGGAGATGATGTTTATTACATCTTAGGTATTCCAAATGAAACACCATGTACAATAGATAAGTGTACATTTGAGTTGTCAGATATAAACAAAATTGGCAAAACATTATTTCTCACAAAATCAGGAGCCGAGGCAAAACTGAAAGAATTGAGGGGTGGGAAAAATGGCAAATAGAGCATTATTACACATGAACAAATTAAAAGATTTTGAAAGCTGGCTTGAAAAACAGGGATATATGATTTTGCCAACATCTAAAAATCCATATGAAATTTTAAGAGCCAAAAAAAGTAAGGATACAGTAATCATCTATCGAAAAGGTGACAGCAAAGAGCATTTGTCAATTATGGATAAAGACTATGATTTGATACATGAATTCATGATGGAAAGTAAGTTAAAGACCAATGCCGACAGGATAAGGAATATGTCGGATGATGAGTTAGCAGAATGGATTAATAAAAAAAATATGTGTGAGCAATGTGTCTACACACCGGGAGGTTTATGTATGAGAAAACCTTGTATAAATGGCATATTAGAATGGCTTCAATCAGAAGCAGAATAGGAGAGAATATGAAGTATATAAGCAATGCAAAATATGGAGAGCCTGTTGAGTCTGGAACTATCTACAGGGGCGACAATAAAAGATTAGGTATATGCGTTCACAGAATACACGGTTGCGGAGAAACACTATACATGAATTGTCGAGCACTGGGTATTGTGGATAGAAAATTAAATAGCACATCTGTAATGAGCGCGATAAGCGAAGCTCAATTATTAGTGAAACAGGAACTTGATTCACTCAGCAAGGAACTTAATACCATATTGAATAGCAATATTGAAATATCAAGGTATTAGAAAGGAGGAAACATGAAAGATAGATATTTATTTAAAGCAAAGAGAGTTGATAACGGGGAATGGGTGCAGGGCTATTATTATCAGATATGGGAAAAAGGCTATATTCTTTGGGGTATGACTAATGATGTACCTAATATGATTGAAGTAGATGTATCTACCCTTTGTCAATGTACAGGCTTAAAAGACAAGAACGGCAAGCTGATTTGGGAGAATGATGTTGTAAATTGCCTTACTGAAAAATGCTGCGGATGCATTGGTTGGAATGAAAGTGAAGCAGGTTTTTATTTTAATGTATTACTTGAAGATGGAAGATTTGAAAAAGAGTATATTTACGATTATCAAGACGGTATAGGAGTTATCGGCAACATTTTTAACAATAAAGAGTTATTAGAAAGTGAGGAATAACATGACAGAACAGGACTGTATAGAGGACATGAGAAGAAGAGCCGCTGAGAAGAAATACAAAAAACTAGACTTGAAATGCTGTCCGTTTTGCGGGAAACCGCCAAAATTAACGCATGAAATTTATAAAAACATGGACAGTATTGGAACTGCCCCATCTCACGAATTAGAGATAGCGTGGGCGGTCAAATGTGTGAACTGTGGAACAAGCAGAAAGTCAACAGGTCGCTCATATTATAATATTGACGAGTTTGGCGACCTTATGCTTGTCCCTCAGAACTATGGCGATAAGGACGCATTATTAGTCTCGGATAAAAGACTTGAGGTAATAAAGATGTGGAATAGGAGATATTAACAAGGAGGTAGGAGAATGACAGAGAGTGAGGCTATAACAGAGTTAAGGCGTAGGGCATATAGAACAACGTGTTATGGTAACAAGGTATTAGAGCATGAGGAAAACCTCATTGCGATTGAGGCACTTGAAAAGCAGATAGCAAAACCGCCGGAATTATGCGGCGAATATCGGTGCTGCCCTAACTGTGGAATTGTAAGGCGTTCTTTTGAGCGTTATTGCTCATTATGTGGTCAAAAAATTAGATTGGAGTGATGAAGATTGAATGAAGGACTTAAACCGTGCCCACTCTGTGGTAGAAAACCTATAATCGAACACTGGTCAAGCGGTGGGGCGATGTATATGGTAAAGTGCAACAATCCGGATTGCCCTGTACCGGCAGAATCTTACCCAAAAGGGCATAAACTGAGCGAGGTAATTGTCGAATGGAACAGGAGGGTGAACGATGAGACTAATTGATGCGGATAAGCTTAAAAAGGATTTGGAATCAGTTACTTTGAGTAACGGAACTTTGTTGAATACAAATACAGTATTACTATTACTGGATAAATACCCAACAACTTATGATGTGGATAAGGTTGTGGAAGAATTGGAAGAAATAATATATCCACAACGTCTTTATTTTTGCAGAGTGTCAAAAGGTGGATGTAACAAGTTCGATGATGTTGGTTGCATAGATTGTGCGATTCAAAAGGCGATCGAGATAGTGAAGAGAGGTGGAAAGAACGAGTAAGCTAAATTACAAAAAAATATATGCTATAGAAAAATCCAACCGTGAAAGGCTTTTGAAAGTTAATCCAAAACTTGATGACAAGAGTGGTATATACTTTCTCACTCGGACGGATGAGGATGGCATATCTTACTTTTATATAGGTCAAGCTGTGAAAATCTTGCAGCGAATGTGCAGCCACCTTACTGGGTATCAGCACATAGACCTATCGTTGAAAAAAAGAGGGTTTTACAGTGCGGATAACCCCTATGGATGGCAGATTAATTTTATCCACTACCCTAAAACTGAACTAGATCAGATGGAGCAGTATTGGATATTGCAGTACACGAAGAAAGGCTACCAGTGCCGTTACAACAAGACGGCTGGCGGTCAAGGTGAGGGCAAGGAGAAGATAAATGAATTTAAGGCTTCTAGGGGCTACCGTGATGGCTTAGAGCAAGGCAGAAAGAACCTTGCAAGGGAATTATCCTCTATTGCAGAAAAGCACCTTATAATCCGCTTAAAGCCAGAAAAAGAGCATAATAAGGTATCGCAGAAACAGTATGAGAAGTTTATGGATTTGTTGAAAGTAGGTGAAGATAATCGGTAAAGACTATGACTGCCATTGTTGGAACGATTATCCGAGTGAGAATCATAAATACTATGGATGCTCAGTTACACCGAAAAAGAGTGGTAAATGGAAATGTGTTGATTGTTACGAATATGTTGGAAAATCAAAATTCGGTGCTACTCATTGCAGGCGAAAAATAAAGGAGTGATGATAATGACGATTGATGAAGCAATACAAAAAGCTAGAGATAATGAAAATAGTTTCAAAAACAATCATAAACTAAATTTAACATTAAAAAAGAGAAGTCCGTACTATGGTTTGGATTGTCTTAGAATTTCAAACGATAACAAACATTTAGCTGAATGGTTAGAGGAATTGAAAGCGTACAGGGCAAATGAGGGAATGTTAGAAAATGTGTATAGATGTGGCTATAAATTTGGCTACAACAAGGGTGTTAATGATTTTGCCGACTTAATATCTCAAAAATCTCATATTGACTTAGATGAGAATTATGTGGATGGAGGCTCGACCATAATTACAACAGGAGAGGTTTTTGAGATAGCCGAGCAGTTGAAAGGAGCAAAGTAGAATGAGGATTGCATTACCAGTAGGCAGAAATTTTAGTGAAGTTGAGGATTTACTAAATGCATTACATGCGTTTGAGGCTAGGGGCATTAAAGAAATGCAACTTGTAAGTAGTATTGAAGAAATCGAAAATGACGGAGAAAAATGTGCTGTTTTTAATTTTGAAGTAGAAAAAGGCATTTTGTATGCATTGGTACACAATAAAATAGTCATTAACTTTTTAGTAAGAGAGGACTAAAAATCAAAGAAAGGAATAGGTTGTGCGCACATGAAACCGAGGTTTCCTTTTGGTGATAAAAATGTCACAAATGAATATTTTTGATTATTTGCGAGAGCCTATCAGCATTACTAAGCCTATCAGACTTATAGAGTTATTTGCTGGATATGGCAGTCAGGCTATGGCATTAAAGCGTATAGGTGCAGACTTTGAACATTACAGAGTTGTGGAGTTCGATAAGTATGCCATAGCAAGTTATAACGCAGTACATGGAACGGATTTCCCAACAATGGATATAACACAGGTTCATGCTGTGGATTTAGCCATTACGGACACTAAAACATTTACTTACTTACTTACTTACTCGTTTCCTTGTACCGATTTGTCGGTTGCTGGAAAGCAAAAGGGAATGAGTAAAGGTAGCGGTACAAGAAGTGGTTTGCTGTGGGAAGTGGAAAGAATATTAACTGAAATCAGAGACAGCAACGGAGAACTGCCACAGATACTGTTTATGGAAAATGTACCACAAGTCCATAGTCAAGACAATATGCCCGATTTTAGAAAGTGGTTGGATTTTCTTGAAAGTTTGGGATATGTGAACTACTGGCAAGATCTAAATGCTAAGAATTATGGAGTTGCACAGAACAGAGAACGATGTTTCATGTTTTCGTTTTTAGGCGAATATAATTACCATTTTCCAGAACCTATACCGCTCACTAAACGTCTGAAAGACTACTTAGAGGATAATGTAGATGAAAAGTATTACATTAACAACGAAAAAGCACAGAAACTTATTCAGACGCTTATTGACAATGGAACATTACCAGATACAATCCCTAGCAGAGCAGAGCAGAGCAGAGCAGAGCAGAGCAGAGCAGAGCAGAGCAGAGCAGACTTGCGTTGACGGAACAATCTGTGAACCAGGAAGAAGAGAAGTTGCAAACTGTATCAAGGCGAGATATGACGCTGGAATTAGCAACTTGCGGTCGGATGGAAACTGTGTTGTTGAACAATATAAGAATAGACAGAAAAACTGATGTTGCTTGCACTCTTATGGCTAGAGATTATAAGGGTTACGGCAACAAACAGAATGGAAATGGAGTAATTGAATGGAAGTAATAGGAAGTATCTACACAGAAGTTTCAGACAATTTTCAGAAAGGCATTATCGAGGGGGGGTATTTCCCGATGTGTCAAAGCGGAAAAACACGATTTAGGAGTTGTTTTAATGAGTGAAGTTAAAGTAATTGGTTCTCTTGAAAGCAAATTTGAAAGCACGAATCGAATTTATGACGTGGGGGGGGGTGCAGTCCAACATTGAGCACAATGCAAGGCGGTAATCAAGAGCCGAAAATTCTTGAAACAAAACAATTAGGATTTATGGATAACGGCACAGGCAAGCATCAGTCAAACACAGTATATGACGAAAACGCACTTTGTCCCAACATTACAACGGTTGAGGGTGGCGGTACGCAACAGATTAAAGTGTGCGAAAGTCAGATAGTTGCTATGCGTGGCAGGAATCCCGATAATCCGTTAGATAGAACTGTAGGAAGTCCAACAGAACAGAGATTAGAGGTGAATATACAAGGCACAAGTAATTGCTTAACGAGTGTGCAGAAAGACAATTTATTGCTTGAAAAACCCCAATATCGTATCAGAAAGTTGACACCAAGAGAGTGCGGACGGCTGATGGGTGTACCTGATGAAGATATTGACAAAATGGCAGCAGTCAACAGCAATACGCAGTTGTATAAACAATTCGGAAACAGCATAGTAGTTGATGTTATGTGCGCTATGTTTAAGAACCTAAATATACAATAGAAGTGTGGTGAATAATTATGCAGAATGATAGACCGTGTGATAAGTGCTTACATCATACCAGTGGACAATGTGACATATGGGAGTGTGAGTCACAAACGTCAAAAGACATAGAGTATAAAACTAGGCAACAGATAGCAGCAGAAATGGAACTGGTGAATCCTCTTGTAGTTGATATTTCTAGTTCATACAAGCTATTTAGAAAATGTTTGTCTATTGTGAAAGGAGACTATTTTGGCAAAAAGAATTAGAGCAACGGCAGAGGCAAAACTTGATCCTGAATGGGAAAGAGCTTGTGCTATGGCAAATGATTTAAAATCTAAGGATGGCACTGTTCTTTGGGCATTAAGTTTCATTCATGCCTGGGAAAATGCGGTAAAAATAATAAAGGAGGCGTTATGAGTCCTGCTAAATATTTTTGCTTTGGTGCAATGAGTGACAAATATAGTGTTCAGTGCAAGCAAAATGGCTATACACTTAAAAATTCGGAAAAATGGGACAAGATAGTTGACTGTATAATTATGCTATATATACACGATATACTCACCGATAGCCGATACAATGAGTGCCTGAACAGAGTACTGAAATTTTCTAAAAAAGACATTACAAAAGATGAAGACTAAAATCATATAAGGAGTGAGGTTTGATGGCGGTATATAGGAGTGTGCATTTATCATTTTGGACGGACAATAAGGTTGAGGATGATTTTACACCAGAGGATAAGTATTTTTATATTTATTTGTTGACGAACCCTCAAACTAATATTTGCGGTTGTTACGAGATTAGCTATTCTCAGATGACTAGAAATACCGGATACAATAAAGACACCATAATAAGGTTGCTTGAGCGCTTTGAAAACGTTCACAAGATTATTAAATTTGATAAGAATACCAAGGAGATATTGATTCTGAATTGGTATAAATACAACTGGAGTAAGTCCGAGAAAACGCTTACTGGGGTTGAAAATGTTGCAAAACATATTAAGTCGGAAGTGTTTAAAAAATATGTTTTGGATGTTGTAAACTGCATAAGAAGTGATACCCCTATTATGGGGCATGTATGCCCCATACAAGCATCTGTATCTGATACTGATATTAATAATATATATATTAATACAAAAGAGAAAGATATTAATAAAAATACAAACAGTATAAATAATAAAAATATATTAAATAATTTAATAGATGAATTTAATATATCTAGTTATTTAAAAGACAGTATAGAAACATGGTTGTCGTACAAGAAAGAGCGTAGGTTTACTTACAAGGATAGTGGGCTGAGAACTCTAATCAAGACGATCAAGAGTAAGGCTGATGAATATGGTGAACAGGCAGTTGCCGAGGTAATCAACGAAAGCATATCAAGCGGTTATCAGGGCATAATGTGGGATTGGATGAAGAGATACAAGCCACAGTCAAAACCAAACGTTTTTGACGAATGGAGGAATGCGTAAGTGACAAGGGATGAAACAATACAGTTGCTAATGGTTATACAGGCGGCATATCCGAACTACAAGCCACCAGATAAGACAGTTGCGGTCAATACATGGCTGATGATGCTGGAGGAATACGACAAGCAGTCAGTAATGATGGCCATTAAAGTATACATAGCAACCGACACAAGCGGATTTGCGCCGAGCATTGGACAGGTGATTGATAAGATCAAGTCAATCACAACACCAAAATCCATGAGCGAGATAGAAGCATGGTCGCTAGTTCGTAAAGCCATATCTGATAGTGGCTACAATGCAACAGCAAGATTTAATGAGTTGCCGCCGGAATGTCAGAGAGCCGTGGGTTCGCCGTCACAGTTAAGAATGTGGGCGCAAGATACAGAGTTTAACGAAAATGTTGTGAGTAGCAACTTCATGCGGTGCTATCGAACAGAGATAGCACGACAGAGAGAGATAGATAGAATGCCGTCAGAGATACGGCAGATGATTGATAAAGTCAATAACAATTCTAAATTACTTCAAGATAAACAGGCTAATCTGCCTGAGATTACTCAAGATAAAAACTATAAACTGAATAGAGAGTAGTGACTATGGGAGCATCAACAGAACAGTACCGCCGCCGTAAAGCCGCTGGATTATGTGTTGAATGTGGAAAACCGCTAGATAGAGTGGGTGCTTATTGTATTGAGTGCTGTAGAGCACATTCGGAAGATAGTAAGCAACAGAAGCGTTGGTACGCTGATGGCGGCGTTTGCCCTGTTTGCAAGACAAACAAACTAATGGGGACCGAGAGGTGTTGCCCGGAATGCAGAGCAAAGAGTACAGAGTATGCATCAAGGAAAAGAAACACAAATAGAGACTTGTATAACAAGCAACACGCCGAATGGGCGAAAATCCAATATGCTGAAAGGGTTGAAAAAGGCCTTTGTACTAGGTGCGGAAAACGACCGGCTAAAGATGGTGCACACACATGCGTGTATTGCGCTGAAAAAACTAATGCTTATCACCGAAGAAAGAGAGCCGAGAAAAGGTTGAATGCACAAGAAAGATACGAAAAGGGTATATGTCGATTTTGCAATAATCCTGTTAAGGATGGGTATAAGTTATGTGAGCACCACTACCAGCTCAATCTTATCAACTCGGCAAAGGCAGACAGGAGTGCATATAACAGGCGACAGTATCAGATAAGCCAAAGGAGGCGAGCGGCTAATAACAACGAAGAAAGACAATCCGTGTAAAGACTGCCCCGATAGATATGTTGGTTGTCATTCAAACTGTGAGCGGTACCTAACGTGGAAAAAAGTGTACGATGAATGGAACAGCAAAGTGTTTAACGAGAGGTCGAAGAGCCGAGCGGTTGACAAGTATCTGATAGACAGAAGTTTAAAGGCAAAGGCGGAGTATCGGAGGAAAAGCAGATGAATGTTGTGGTTACACAAAACGGTAAGAAAGTGAATATTGCTGATATTGTTCTGCCTGATGATGTGGTGAGAACAATAGCTAGCATGATTGGTTGACAAGTAAATAAATGACAAGTAGAATGTGCCGTAGAATGTAGTGTATATGCGGCACATTTTACGTAGGAGGACAATAAAAATGGAATGTGTGGCATATATAAGAGTGTCAACAGAAAGACAGGTTGAAGAGGGCTACGGCCTTGAAAGTCAGAAAAGAGATATTGAGGAATATTGCAAGAAAAATGAAATGCTAATCACTGATTGGTATATTGATGCTGGACTATCTGGGATGGATATGAGCAAGCGTGTTGAACTGCAACGGCTTATATCGGACATATCAAAAATAAACAACATAGTAGTATATAAGCTGGACAGGCTAGCAAGGGATTCAGTAGATGCATTATACATGATTGAGAAACTCTTTACACCGAAAGGTGTCAGAGTTAATAGCGTACACGATTTTGCAAGATACGAAACACCGCAAGACAAGTTCCAAACACATATTATGGCGGCAGTTGCTGAATACGATAGAAACACAATGTTGCTCAGAATGCGTGGCGGTATGCTAGAGAGAGTTAAAAATGGTTACTGGATGGGTGGTGGCAATACGCCATACTGTTACCGATACGACAAGAACCTTGGTTATCTTGTACCGATTCCTGAACGTGCTGAACAGGCTAACAGAGCTATGGATTTGTTTATAGACGGCATGTCGGATGTTAAGATACAAAGATTGCTTGGATATAAAAGCGAATTTGTTGTAAGAAGTATTATGACAGGGATTGTAAATATTGGCTATATACCATACAAGGGAGGCGTGTATAAAGGACTGCATGAGCCAATATTCGATCGTGAAAAATTTTATCTTGCTCAGGAGTTGAGAAAAAGTAGGCGTAAACAACACATATACTGTTATACAGAACCGCACTTATTGACAGGACTCTGCTATTGCAGGGAATGCGGTTGTAAAATGCGATACCAGAAGATAACCGGAATGGGAATACACAAGATATATTGTTGCTCACACAACAGTTACTTGGATTATTTACCAAACCACAATCCTGATTGTAACAATCCCGGAGCGTGGGCTAGCGATGTTGAAAAAGCATTTGAACAAGAAATACTCGAAATCTCAATAAACCTGTCAAAATACAAACCAAAGGCAAAAGAAACAAAGTTGCAAATACTGACTAACCAGCTCGAAAAACAAAAAGCAAAGCTAAAACGGCTATACACCCTGTATGCAGAGGGCAATGATATGGTTTTGGATATGATTAAGACTTTGGAGACTGAGATCAGAGAGACTACTGAAAAAATCTCAGCTGAAAGAAAAAATGGCCAGCATGAGCAGAAAAAAGAATTTGTCTATGAAAATATAAAAAAACTTGCCGACATCTGGGATGGTATCAGCAAGTCTCAAAAAAACTCTATACTCAAAACTATAATTGATAAAGTGATTGTAGGCAAGGATGATATAGAAATTCAGTTAAAGAACTTTTAGCACCTACATAATGCAGTTCCTATGGCGTTAAGGTGGTGCTATACCGCATATACACTACATTCTTTTTGACACATGACGCATAATGCGTCTTTTTTTATTGCCATTTTTAAAACTGTGTGATATGTTGAGTGTGTACTTAGGAGGTATATTGATGATTGATATATCTAAGCTGATAAAGGCTGAATATGAGTACATAAGATTAAATGCCAACTTCACAGAGCGAGAATTAGAACTGTATGAGTTGCGCAACAAACAATACACATATGAAATGTGCGCCGAGTTGATGAATATGAGTGTGTCGACAATAAAACGGATAGCACATCAAGTAGACCGAAAGATAAACCGGGTGATACAATAATGACACTTTGGTGAGCTGATTATGAGCGGATAACGAACTCGTTACCGCTCTTTTTTTATGCAAAAATAGAATTATAGGAGGTGGCTTATGATTACTGACGAAATACTGGAACGTATTTTTTCTAGGGAAGATGTGGCAAAAGTGCCACTTATATATCAATCGACAATGATACACGCAATTGACGAAGAACTTGAAAAGGAGAAATCAGATGATAGCACAGACACCTTATCAAAATATGATTTATAGTCAGCCACAAATGGCTTATACACCCCAAATGTACAATCCATGGACAACTAGACCACAATCTCAGGTTCAGCCTATGCCAGTAGAGCAACCCCAACAAGTAATGCAGCCACAAGTAAAGCCGCTTACAGGTAAGGTTGTTCAAACTTTAGAGGCAATAACGGCAAACGATGTTCCGATGGATGGCACCGCTGCTTTTTTCCCTAAACAAGATTTGTCCGAGATTTATGTTAAGGGATGGAACGCAGAAGGACAAATTGAAACGATCGTGTATAAGCCTGTTAGAGACACAAAACCGACACAGGCAGTAAATAATACTTTTGATGCAGAAAAATTTAAAATAGACCTATCAGAAAGCGTTACAGAGGGTATTACGGCAAGACTGGATAACCTATATTCAAAAATTGAAGAAATTGAAAGCAAACTAACAAGTTCTCAAAGAAAAAATTCGCGATCACAAAGCAAAGGTGGTGACGAAGAATGAACCCAATTAACATTTTTCAAATGATGAAAGCTGGTCCGCAACAGTTTATACAGCAGATGATGGGAAATAATCAAATTATGAGTAATCCTATGATGAAAAACACTATGCAGATGGCACAGCAGGGCAATATGCAAGGCATAGAACAAATGGCTAGAAACTTGTGCAAAGAAAAAGGATTAAATGCAGATGATGTATTTAATCAAATAAAAAGTAGATTTGGTAATTAGTAGCATATTAGATGTCTTTGCAAATTACCTAGGTGACATCTTTATGAATATATTTTCAGGAGGTAACAATATGTTTTCAAACTCAAATTGTGCCAGCGTACCTTTAGTGGCTAACATTGATGGTAATGGCAACAACAATGGTGGTTGGGCTGACGGCGGATGGCTTTGGATAATCGTTGTATTTGCCTTGCTCTTTGGATGGGGCAATGGTGGATTTGGCGGTTTTGGCGGCAACAATGGCGGTGGCTATGTTGCAACAGCTGCTACACAGGCTGATATTCAGAGAGGATTTGATAATTCAGCAGTTATCAGCAAGTTAGACGGCATTTCTAACGGACTTTGCGACGGTTTTTATGCCATGAACAACAGCATGCTTACTGGTTTTAACGGCATTAACACAAATATCATGCAGACAGGCTATGGCATACAACAGGCGATCAACGCTGACACTGTAGCTGGTATGCAGAACACAAATGCTATTCAGGCAACCCTTAACAACATGGCTGCTCAGAATGCCGCTTGTTGCTGTGAGACTCAGAGACAGATTGAGAGAGGTTTCTGCGACACCAACTACAACATGGCTACACAGGCTTGTGAGACAAGACAGGCTATCGAGAACAGCACGAGAAGCATCCTTGATTTCCTGACTCAGGACAAGATAGCCACATTGCAGGCAGAAAACAATAGCTTAAGGCTCGCCGCATCACAGGATAGACAGAATGCACTTCTGACTACTGCAATGACAGCACAAACACAGCAGATTGTCAACTCTGTAAATCCTACAGCTATTCCAGCTTATGTTGTGCCTAATCCTAATGCTTATGCTTATGGATGTGGTTGCAATGCAGGCTGTGGCTGCTAAAAGTAGCAGCTACGCAAAAACGAATAATTGAGTATCTTAATTGAGTTGAACTCGGTTTTAACCGATTGAACATAATTATGTCTGCTATGCAGTATTACTTTTTAACCCAAGGGCAGACTGAAATATGTTTGCCCTTATTTTGTGAAAGAGAGGTAAAGATAATGGAGATAACAGGGATTGCATTACAAACAGTTGCTGCCGGAGAAGATGTTGCATTTACAGAAACACCAGTATGTGGTAGCAAATGTATAGTTCACAGACAGGGAAGCGGAATTATCAAACTAAGAGGCATTACAAATCAGTGCAAGGCAAGATTTTTAGTATCATATAGCGGTAATATTCAGATACCAGCAGGTGGTACAGTTGAAGCTATTTCACTTGCTATTGCAGTTGATGGAGAACCTTTACAGTCAACACGAATGATAGTTACTCCGGCAGCAGTTGAGAATTTCTTTAATGTGTCGGCACAGGCTTATATTGATGTGCCTTGCGGTTGCTGCAGTACAGTAGCGGTGCAGAATACATCGGCACAGGCTATTGAAGCACAGAATAGTAACTTAATCGCAGTAAGGGAGGCTTGATATTATGCATAAATGGGCTAAACAGATTATGGAATGTGTCAAGGCGAAAGTTGAAGCAATCGGATTGGATAACTTTGAGGGACAGAACCTTGACGATTTAAAGGATTTTACAGAGATAGCTAAGAATATAGCTTGCTTTGACAAGGATTACAGAATTGTTGAAGCTATGGAAAAATCAGAAGATAACGAGGATATTATGCGTATGGTTGAACAGTACGAAGATTATCCAGATAGAAGATTCTATGACAACTACCGCTATGCTAATGGCAGATTTGCACCAAAAGGTAAAGGAACAAGGCGCGGTTATATAGAACCCCCTTACTATCATCAAATGCCAGACGACTATAGGACATGGGAAGATAAACCTATGCAGGAGAGAATGAGAGACCTTGACCGCATGAGTGGTAGAATGCACTATACAGAGCCAACGACTGCTACAAGAGACAGCAGAGAAGGCAAAAGTGGCATGATGAGAAGATCATACATCGAGGCTAAGGAAATGCATAAGGATAAAGACACAACTATGCAGGAACTTGAGAAGTACCTCAAAGGAGTTAGTGAGGACATTACAGATGTGATCGGCAGCATGACCCCGGAAGAGCGGTCGATGCTCAAATCAAAAATGTCTACACTTGTAACAAAACTGTAACAATTACACATGATGTATATAAGCGTGAGGGAGTGCAAAGTCGCTCTCTTGCGTTTTAAGGGGGCGTATAGCTTGAATTTTGAATTAAATGGTATTCAATGGCAAATTGTATGGGTAGATAATAAAAGTTCGTTATTGAGCCGTACAGATGGCTCTATGAGCGTGGGAGTAACAGACATGAATACCCACTGTATATATTTGGCTAAAAGTTTGCATGGTACATTTTTGCATAAAGTGATTATACATGAACTGTGTCATTGTGTTTGCATGTCGTATAACATATATATGCCGATAGAACAGGAAGAAATGCTGTGTGATTTTGTTGCTACATACGGCGACCAAGTATTTGAAATTGTTGATATATTAACAGGATATATGGGAGATAGAATGTATGGATAACATAGATAAGATATTAAAGTATATAAGACGAACCAATCCAGAAATGACCCGGCAAAAGCTGATAGAAGAGTTAGGGCAATCGCACTATCTTGCCAAAGCTCTTGTTATTGTATCAAATCAAAAATAAAAATTAATTTTTCAAAAATTCTTATAAAAAAATATTCGGATTAATGTATACCCCCCCTATCAAATAATTCTGAAAATTTCGGACGGTCAAAAAATTTTTTCTCAACTTTTTCTCAATTTCATGCGAGTTTTGTTCAGATTTTTGAACAGAATCGAAACACTTCAACGTGGTAAAGTAAGACATAACCCAAACCGAGACCAGCCACACGGTAAAAGAATACCACCGACAAGGCTTATAATATGCCATTGACACCGCGCTAAACTTTACGCGTTGTTTTGCGTTCCACTATTGGTAGATTTACACGCCCACACACTCGAAAAGTCTTAAAACGCAAATAAACACGTTGTTATTTTTGCTCATACAACAGCAATATAAAACGGACAAGATCAACCACCAGAAACGGCAGCAGACAGGCACAATTAATAAACCGCCATAGGCAATATAATTGCATAGAATTGCACAAACAATTCACACAATTAGATATAAATATACAGCTAATAAGGCTATACATGAACAGCATAGCACACAAGCGCCGACATAGCAATATTATATTATCAAAGATCAGAAAGCCGCCCGGCTGGAATTGAACCAGCCACAGCCCACCAAGAACGGCAAAAGGGCGCAACTCGTACGCCCTTAATTAAGAATATTAATTATTAAATTCGAAAAACAAGCCGCTTTTATTATAACAAGTTGTGAGCCTTTTTAACCCATAGAAAAAATCGTAATTACAATCAAAAACCGCTTGCGTGCCTGTGTATATAATTACACTTTGCCCATTGTCCCAAAAAGAAAAGTCTTTTATTTTCTCAAGTCCTAATGTTTCAACAGCCTTTTTCCCATAAATAAATGTAAATTTTTCCAAGTTTCCGCGGATTTTCCCAGCGGTTAAAGTGTCTAATTTTTCGTAAATGGTCATAATCTCAATACCTCCATATTTTTATATTTCTCCTATCGGGTAGCAGCAAGGGGCGGAATCGAACCGCCCGAAATTCCTTTAATTCTTGCCGATTTTACGAGAATGCCCGGCGGGCTATCTCGTCTAATATTTTCTTTTTGTTCTCAACTGTTGGGGCAAGGAGCCAACCCGGAACAACAACATAATTAACACATTTAACGCCGTTGATGTTCCTTTCCTGTCTCTCCACCTGTGGATTAAGATCCATTGCACCGGTGTAAACGCCCTCACCGTCCAGCCTTGTAACATCAACGGCGATGTATTCCGCCTTTCCTCTGCGTCCTCTTAACAGTTCAACAACTATCCTGTTGCCGTTTTTATCCAGATCAGTAAAAGTTATTACCTCTCTGTAAATCTTGCCATCGTGCTGCGCTCTTATTTCCTCTGTGTAGTTTCTCATGTTGTTACCTCCTAAAATATGTTCTTTTCGGTCTGCCATCATCAGAGCCGGGAGACCGTCCCCGGCTGACGCTCCGAAAGTTGGAGCGTTTCGGCTAAAATTTGAACATGTCCGCCGGTGCAAGGATTGAACCGCCGGCGCACTTGGCATATATGAGACATTCGCCGCCTTTTTCAAATGACATGTAAAATTCACATGTCACGGCGTTTTTTGGATCGCCGGGGCCATATATAATCGGATCGCCAGGATCACATTCCTTTTTTATTCTTTGTGCGATCTGCTCCGGTGTTGCCTCGGCTGCTTTGTAGCAGTCTAACATAATGTTATATGTTGTCTTGCTGATCTGCTCCCATTTTGGGGCACATCCTGTTGGTGTGTTGTGATAATATCTCATGTTTTTATACCTCCTTAACAATGAAATCATGTTCAATTGTTCTGATCTGATCTTTGTTTGCTTTTACCTCTCCGATATAACTTTTTGTTGCTCTGTCATAAATTTTAATTATTCTCATTTTTTTATTCTCCTTTGTATTTTCTGCCTTGCAAGTCGTCAATGTCTGTCATGTGGAATTGTCAAGGTTGTTATCTCTTTGCTATGGTTAAATGATACTACGATATAAGGCACAAAACAAGATGGAATAATACACAAATATAAGGCACAAAACAGCTTGTAAATTGTACAATATATATAAGGCACAAAGCAAACAAAAGGGGATCGCTATATTAATGTGTGATAGATCTACTTGACTGTGATAGATCTACTTGACATATAAGGCACAACAATATATTATAGATATATCAACAAGTGAAAAGGAGGCGGAAAAATGGAATATAAAACAAGCGCGGCAACGCGAAAGGCTATTTATAAATATGATGATAAATACGAGCGCATTAATTGCAGATTAGCAAAAGGCACGAAAGAACGAATAAAAGCCTTAAAGTATAGCGCAAACGACTTTATTAAGTTGGCAGTTGCTGAAAAATTAGAACGCGAAGAAAAAATATTAAAATAAGGCACAAAATAAACATTGACATGTAAGGCACAAAATGATATAATGCATACATCAGATAAAGAAAGAATGCAAAGGAGGCAAAGAAATGAAGATAACAGGACCATATAAGATGGATCAGAATTTTATTTATGTATTTGTGGATGACACAAAATACATAATTGCCAAAAACGGCGACCAGTGGGGTTCCGTGACGGTGGGAAAACCTACCGCATGGAAAAATCAGATCTGGACAAAAGAACAGCACGAGGCAGAAAAGGCCGACTGTTCCGAGGTTGGAACATTTGAACTTGATTAATTTTTAAACCGCCAGAGGCGGAGAAAGAGAGGAGCAAAAATGAGAATCGAAGGAATAGGAGTTATAAACAAAAATAAAGCGCTGTCAATATTGACAAAAGAGGGCCGCGAGGCGGTAAAAGCTGGGGAGATCACAATTGATGAGCTTGGCGAAATGTATAAACTGGAGCTTGTACAGAAAAATTCAAAAATTGGAAATATGGGCGATACGTTCCGAGAGTCATTCAAATGGATCCCGGAAGATCTAAAAGAACAGTTGACGCCGGAGCAGCTAGGAAAACTTGTAGACAGCTTTTACAACTGTTACAGCGCCGGCAAGGCGACAAAATAATATAGCGGACTTATTGCACAGCCCGCTATATTAAAAACATTATTGTTTCAATCCGTGACCGCTGGAGTTGCTAGCGGTCCATCATATCAAGCAACCATGATATGAGACTATTATATAATAATATATGATATTGAGGAGGTCAAGAAAAATGGATAAAGATATAAAAATAATAATGGCCACAAACAAGACAAAAAGAGAAGCAGAAGAATATTTAAAGCGTGGCGCTGTAGTTTACGAGTACGAGGACTATTTAGAGCACTTTGACGAGTACGCCGGAGAGCTAGAGGAAGAATATAAACAGCAGTTGAAGCATGAAGTGGAGACTTCGGACGATGGACCACTTGTAAACTGGGATATGGATTTAGTCACTTTTGAGGGTGATAGATATGTGATAGAATATATTTTGTAAAATGTCAAACTTTGTCACACGGTTATTATTGATATAATAGCCGTGTTTTTTTATGCTTATTATATATTAAAATGTTGGAGGTATAGAAAAAGTGTTGGAACGTGGTTATTGTTATAAGTTAAATATAAATAGCCGTCAAACAATGATAAAGGAGTATAACAGATCAGCACAAAAAAGTGGACTGCCCCCGGCGTCTATGTGTGACATATTCGCGATTTTTGAAGAACGAAACGGCCGGGCGCGCTGCATGTTGGATTTTGGACCTTATGCGCATGTATGTGCTAGCATCTGCATAGATCAGCTTGAACAGCACAAAGCCGGGCGGCAGAGTGATGGGAGTTGGAACTATCCGACATTGTTTGATCTGGCAGAGCGGGAGGCGATAAAGGAATATAACAAAATGTGGGACCAGATCGCGAACTGGCCATAAAAATCAGTATTGACAAATAAATAAAACAATGATATATATTTTATTGATGTTTTTTATTCATATCAAAACACTAAAGAGGTATTAACCGCATAGAGTATATTTAATTGTATTCTATGCGGTTTTGTTGTATATGTATATATAATATATAGCTAGAGAGGAGGCGGAAACATGGAGAATAGCCAGGAGGTAGAAATATTTGATAATGAAATAGATATGTATTTGCAAGAGTTCTGCGACAATCACAAGCCGCCTATTGATGATCTCACAAACTGCCCACAAAATCTGTGGTCTGGTGCTATGATGTATATATATAGACGTATGTTTAAAGGCACAGATAGATTACTAAATAATAATAATATATATACGTCTAATGGTGCTATATATTCCAATATGTATGATTATAATAAATGTTTAGATATATGCGAGTATTATATATATATTTGTGGTTTATATAATAAAGTGCCATCAATAATAGACTATTGCCACTTGACAGGCATTGACAATGATACAATAACAGAGTGGGGCAAGGATAAGCCAAGCCACCCGCGGACAAGAATTTACAAAAAATTGCGCGGTTTTCGTGAGAATTGTCTGACAAATCGACTAATTGACACAAAACAGGCGGTTGGTTTAATCGCAATACAAAACAGGGAATACGGCTGGAACGATGCCAGCGGAGCTACTGCCGGAGGTGGCACAATCGCTCTGACTGCCTCAGATGTGCGCAAATTGTTAGAGTCAAATTGTGCCAAACTTCCAGACAATTCAGCACAGGCGAAGACCATAGAGGTTGATTGCACTGTGTCAAATTGTGTGAACAATTCAAACAATTTAGGACAGGCTGAAAACGTAGGAAATAAGCCACTTTTTGGCGGTGATGATACGGATTAAATATATAATTGTGCGCAAAACAAGGGTTTTGCGAATAGATACAAAGACATAAGCGACATAACAGTAAATTGTGTGAACAATTAAAACAATATTAGCACACAGACAAAATGAGTGCTAAAAAAAGAACGCTGGAGGGGGGTGGGGGTGTGACAGGATCCCAGGAGAGCCCCTACTAAGCCCCCCAAATATTTTTAAAATAAAAAAGGCTTTATCAGCCACATATAAATATATCAAGTATAAATCTACACATAATGACAAAACAAATGAACATAGGGTTGGTGAGAATATATGATTGATATACCTGTTATAGACATGTGTAAAACAGGTCAAAACATAGTATACCATCGAAAACAACAAGGACTAAGTGTTAAGGATTTACAAAACATACTTAAATTTACAAATCCAAATGCGATATACAAATGGCAAAAGGGAAAATCAATACCTACAGTTGACAATCTGATAATTTTATCAGCACTGTTTAAAGTCCCAATAGAAGATATAATCGCAATTCAGAAAAAAATATAGACAAAATCCAAATAATGTGTATATAATACATACATAACAGTTATCTATCGGTCAGACAGATATTCTTTAATCACATCAGACAAAACTATAAAATCCCTAACCTAAAAGGAATAAAATGAACGGAATTGAATATCAAATGGCTGCCATGCGTACAAATGATGGCAGGAATAGAGATAGACTTCTTAATGCTGTTTCAACAACAAATGGAATAGACGTTGCTGAACTGCTTAATGGTGTTATAGGTCTTACAGGCGAGTCGGGCGAAGTTGCTGATCTTGTTAAAAAGGGCGTATTTCACGAAAAAGGCATAGACATAAATCACTTGAAGAAAGAATGCGGCGATGTAATGTGGTATGTTGCCATGATCTGTGATGCAAGCGGATTTACCCTTGATGATGTTATGCAGACGAACAAAGAAAAACTTGAAAACAGATATCCAGATGGATTTGATACGTGGAGAGCCAACCACAAACAGGAGGACGACATATGATTGAACTTATCATTTTGCTTTGGATTGCAATAAAACTTAATGCCCCTGTTTGGGTATATATATTGTTGGGTATAGTTGCTTTAATTAAGGCTGTGGCGTTTGGAATAAATCTCAGCAAGGATAACTAAACATTGGGAGGTAATCACTATGACAAAAGATAAATGCAGCAATTGTGAATACTGCATAACAGAAGATGGTGATAAGGTTTGTAACAATCAGAACAGCGAATATTATTCGGATTATGTTGAACCTGGACATATATGTTTGGATTATGAGGGCAAAAACAATGAGTGTGACTGATGATATTCTGAAAACTGACTATAGTTTACAATTTGATGAAAAGCGCAAGGCTTTAGTGGTTCAAAGTCATTATAAGTATGGCAGAGCCGGAAGAAATTTTGCCACAGGCAATGTTGACGCAATAGGCAGCCTTGAAAAATGCCTTGCAAAGTTTAAAGAGACAGGAAATACGGAATACCTTCTTGATGTTGCCAATTATGCTATGTTCAGATATATGTGGCCGCAAAGTGGAGAATACTTTAAGCATACCGATAGTGATGAATCAGCCGGAATAGTCGGTATGAGTATAAATGAAATGGAGAAATACAAATAGGGTTATCGCCAAGTGGTAAGGCACAGGACTTTGACTCCTGTATTCGAGGGTTCAAATCCCTCTAGCCCCGCTACTGAGTATAGGCAGTTGTCGCAAGTAGCCTTTCCACCTATACAGTCCACCATGACTAACCATGGGAGCCTTGAGACCATACAAGGCGAATATGAATGATTAGCTCAGTTGGGAGAGCAATAGATTTTTAATCTATGGGCCATGGGTTCGAGTCCCATATCGTTCATGCGGTTAAGGTTTTCAAATTCTTTTACCTTGACCGGACAAATGTTTGTTTCATTTGTGCTCCTTTCACTCACTAGCGGAATGCTGAATAAAGGACCGTCACCAGGTCCGGTGAGTGTTTTGCGAAAATCAGCCTACAGAATGCCAACTGTAGCCGTATAGGCGGTTGAATACTCCTCCCAGAGTAAATAATCACAAGCCCCGGCATGCGGCTATATAGTATGCCGTATGTATAATTACGCGGAGTAGAGCAGTCTGGCAGCTCGCTAGCCTCATAAGCTAGAGATCATGGGTTCAAATCCCATCTCTGCTATTTGTAAATGTTATTACGAGGTGAAATATGGCTGGTGGTGTACATAGGTGCGATCCGGATAAGTTTTCAGAGGCAGTAGCAGAATATATGGCTGGTAGAGTTACACAAGCTAAAGCTGCGCAGATAGCCGGAATGAGTATTCCAACCTTTTTGAAATACCTCAATATGCTATTTAGCGGAGAACCATTTCCGGACACGTTGTTTGTTTTTGAAGATGAGGAGAAGTAAAAGTGTGTAGATTTTGCGATGGCAAAAGTGAAAAGATAGAAAATGGTTATACATACGGAAATGCAATGATAGTTGGCGATACACATAACTGACATCTGTCCTACGACAATAGTGGAAACGAATATGGATCGGGGCGGTTTGACATAAATTATTGCCCTATTTGTGGCCGGAAGTTGGTGGAGAAATGCAGAGCTTAAGCAAAATGTCAGAGAAGTGCAAAACTTGCCCTGAAAGAGATGATTGTGATAATAAAAGAATGGTAGAGTGCGCACTTGCAGAGTTACCACAACAAAATCTTGCAAGTGCTACACAAGGCTTTTCGATAGATGCGGCAATGCCAGCTTTGAGAGAAGAAATAACAAGCCCATTAAGTCCATTTAGGTACAAAGACGAACTAGAAAAAGCACTAAATGATTTGCATTTTGGAAATATGTTTATGAATGGTGCTTAGAAAGTTGGTGGAAGAATGAATGAAACTATTTTATATATTTCCAAATCAGAACAGGATATACGAAGTTTTCTGAAATACCTTCAATCAAAGCTAAAAGCAGAACAAAGGGAATGTACCCTAGATGAAAAACACGATATTTTAAAAATACCAAAACATTACGATATTGTCGGAAAGAGCATATACAGCAACAGACTTGGGGTAGGCTACGGATATTGCAAATATTATTGTTTTTCAGAAACGTATAACAAAGACAAATACAACAATACAGAAAATGAAAAACTTAAAGAAATTCTTATGCACACAAGAGAGGGCACGGAGGAAATATCGGGGGTTGACATTCTGTATATGTTGGGTTTGATTTGAAAGTTGGTGGAGAAATGATAGTTAATATTGATGCTAGCGTGTACACGATGAATAGAAAAGGCTTTAGAGGAGTTTTAAAAATAGCGTCAAAGGCTGTTGAATTTGGTATATATGCCGTAGTTAAGGATGACAAAGCAATTATGTTAAACGAGAAATATGAAGATATAGGCAGCCTTAAAAATGCAGTTGCAGAATATAAAAAACATGGGTTTAAGGTGTATTGGAATGAGAATAATAATGACGGTGGGCAATCATAAACAAGAATACACAGAAGAACACTTTAGACGTGGTAATCCAAAAAAAGATGGTAATTATATTGTGATATCACGTACAGGTGCTATTTGCCGTGATAACTACAGTAGCGATAGTGGATGGCAAAAGTCAGAAAACGATGGAACAGTGGAGTATTTGCCACAATCATGGGAGAGATTCAATGAAACATGAAAGAGAATGGCACACTTGTGATAGGTGTGGGAAAGAAATAACCACAGAAACGATGGGGATAATAAATTTTTCTGAATATGGTACTTCCCCCAATGAAATTCCGTCCTTTGGTCTTGATGATGAAAGAGGGAATATTATAATTTGCGCTTTTGAACATGTAAATAAAACGTATGAATTATGTTCAAAATGTGAGAAGAATTTTGAGAGGTTTATGAAGAATGAAAACACTAATTAATTTTGTTAAAAATTTAAAAACATTTTATCAATTTTACAAAGATTATGAATACGATGGCAATGATTGTCGATTTATAATTGAAAACTATCAAGAGGTTTTATGCAACCGTACAAAGACAATGAGCAAACCTACATATTATGCAAAAAGTGTTATTGCTCAAATGGATAGGTGGTATGAGGATTCTTGGAAATCTATGTATAAATGTGAACCATTTGAGTTGGCAGAAGAAAAAATTATGATAAAATCCAATGGCAAAACTGCACAAGTGTTTATTGACGGCAAAAAAGTAAACTGTACGGACATGGAGTTGCATTTTATCGGTCATTCAAACCAAAGTCCAATGATTAAAGTTAATGCACGATGGCATAAAACGGATGAAAACGGAAATATGATTCTGAATGAGGATAAAACCGCCATATTAACAGAGGGAATAAAGATAAATTGTTAGGAGTGATATTATGAAAAAATTATTTGTAAGTGTGCCTATGAAAGGCAGAACAGAGGAAGAAATCAAAGCAAGTATTCAGAAGATGAAAAAGGTAGCAGAGATATACGAGGGCGAGGAATTAGAGCTTATCGACAGTTACGTTGAGGATAACCCACCTAAAAGCAACAATCAAGCCATTTGGTTTTTAGGGGAAAGTCTTAAGAAACTGGCACAGGCTGATGTATTCATGGGAATATGTGAGAGCTACGATTGGAACGGCTGTTGCATTGAAAGGGAAACAGCAGATAAATATGGTATTAAAGCATATACGATTCCGGTAAGGTATGTAATTGATGATTATAATGCACTTTTGAATAGATTACATCCGGTTTGCTGTGATGCAATACCAACATTTTAATAAAAATATTACCGGCTAACAGACGGAGTTAGTCGCTACCCTAGAAAAATTATAGGCAGAGGCCGTAGCACCTCTGCTTTTTAGCGAGGTGCTATTTTTATGTCTGAATTACAGAATTTGATTAAGGATTGCGAAAAATACATAGATATCCGGGGCATAGACGAAACAATTATCAATGCCTATCTTGATACTTGCCAACTAGCCAAAAATGATGGTGATATCACTACAATGCTTGAATGCACGGCAAGGTCAAAGGCAATCGTGAATCAATTCTGTTTGAAACAATTCGGCATGGACATTTGGGGAATAGAGAAATTTGCCCAGGCAAACAAGACAGAGATAGAGCTTGTCAATCAATATTATCAAATTCTGAAACTTGAATCTTATGATAAATTTGAAAGTTTTATTTTTTACATGGAGAAGAATAGAGCTTGGCAGAAGAGATTTTACCAGCCTAGGCGAAAAACCTTAAATGTTGTTGCGCAAGATTTGGAAGATTTGGAGCAGCGCAAAATCAAGTTCTATGGCTTGTCTATGCCGTCCCGTGTTGGAAAGAGTACAATTTGTATTTTTTTTCTTGCGTGGATTATGCTGCGCAGACCAAATAGCCATTCAGCAATGGGTGGACATTCAGGAATACTTGCTAAGGGATTTTACAAAGAACTTATGAATCTTTTATCAACGCCTGAGTACACATTTGGAGAATTGTTTGGTTATTATCACCCAAAATACAAATCAGTTGTTACAGATAAAAGTGCGGATGAATTTACGATTACGCTTGGTGATCCGGACAGATTTGCAACAATTACTTGTAGGGGTATTGATGGCACATGGATAGGTGCCGTTGATGTATCAGCGGACGGATATCTGTATGTCGATGACCTTGTGCGTGATCGTGAACATTCTCTGTCACCTACACGTATGGAAAATACCTATCAGGAATACCTTAATACAATGGTAGACCGTAAAAACGACGGTGCAAGAGAATTGATGGTTGGTACTCTCTGGAATGTCCTAGACCCGCTGGAACGTCTCAGAAAACAATATGAAAAAGACCCTCAATATAGATTCAGGCAAATACCGGCACTTAATGAGAATGACGAAAGTAATTTCAACTATGAAATAAACGGATTTTCCACGGAATACTATAGGGATATGCGAGACAAGTTGGATAACGCTGAATGGATGGCTAAGTTCATGCAAAAGCCTTACGTCCGTGAGGGATTGCTATTCCCAACAGATAGTCTTAGATATTTTAACGGAGTTTTACCAGACGGAGATTGTAGGCACATTGGTGTTACAGATATAGCCTGGGGTGGTGGAGATAGCTTATCAATGCCTATTGGCGTTGAATATGACAATGGTGATGTTTATATCATAGGCTGGGTGTTTAATAAGGGCACAAAAGAGGTTACAGTGCCACTTGTTGTAGGTCGAATTATTGAAAATGGAATAAGGCAAACTAGATTTGAGGGTAATGTTGGTGGTGATCTTTACTGCCAATATGTAGATGAAAAACTACAAGAACAGGGCTATAAATGTTCGTGTTCAAGTCGAAAAGCACCAAACAAAGTTGAAAAGTTAGCAAAGATAATAGCCTATTCTGGCGATGTAAAACGTAAATTTATATTTTTGGACACACACAGAAGAACCCAAGAGCAGATGCAAAAAGATGCAGAACTTGGAATAAAAAGGTATTACAGAGATGACGAATATCAAGCTGCTATGGATGAGCTGACAATGTTTGTTAGCATTGGTGGCAATGAGCATGATGATGCAGCAGACGGAATCACTCAGTTGGAAATGTTTATTGAAAATCCAGAAAATACAGCAGTAGCAGAGGCGACATTAAATCCATTTAGGAGGTATTGATTAGTGGAAACAAAGGAATACTTGCAACAAATAGGCAGATATGACCGACTTATCAATAATAAGCTAGTGGAGCTTGCACAGTACAGATCTATGGCTTGTAGCGTATCAGCAGTCAAAAATGATGAAAGAGTGCAGTCATCACCTAGCTATGACACCATGGACAAGATTGTGTCCAAAATTGAGCAAATGGAAAATGAAATAGACATGCTTGTTGATAGATACATTGACAATAAACGAATAATTATATCTCAGATAGATAGTATGTCTGACGAAATGACTTATCAGATTTTATTTTCAAGATACGTTGAACAAAAGACTTTTGAAAAAATGGCAATAGAGATGAACTATTGTTACAAACAGATCATACGTAGACATGGTAAAGCATTACAGGAATTTGAACAAAAATGGGGAAACACATATAAGTAGTCCCTAAATGTCCTAGAATGTCCCATAAAACATATTATATAATATATCATGAACAAGTTGATTGATAAACACTTTGTTTTTTCTCATACTTTTTCAAACCTCATAAACCCTTTGGAGGCACCAGTAGCTTTACTGGTGCTTTTTTAATGTAAAAGGAGGTACAAATAATGAATGGAATAGATATTAGCGCCTGGCAAGGCGACAAAAATATAGATTTAAGCAAAGTTCATTTTGATTTTTGCATTGTCAAAGCAACTGAGGGAACAAGCTATAAGAACAGATACTTTACAAGTCACTGTGACAAAGTTCTGAACAAGAAAAAACTGTTAGGTGCGTATCATTATGCTAACGGCGGTGACGTACAAAAAGAGGCTGACTACTTCCTTGCATATGTCAAGAAGTATATCGGCAAAGCAATCATTGTACTTGACTGGGAGGCGAAGAATAACCCTCTGTTTGGTGTCAAAGATTTGGAATGGTGCTTACAGTGGTGCAGCTACGTACAGAAAAAGACCGGCATCAAACCGCTTATCTACATCCAGAAGAGTGCTATGAACGCCGTAAAAAAGGCTGGATATGGCCTGTGGGTGGCTCAGTACCCAGACTATGTTGAGACTGGTTATCAGAAACATCCGTGGAACGAGGGAGCTTATAACTGTTTACTCAGACAGTATACATCCGTTGGCAAACTCCCTGGCTATAACGGTAGCCTTGACCTCAACAAAGCATACATAAGTGCAGCATCATGGCGCAAGCTGGCTACTAAGGCTGTGAAGATTGCCACTATTAAGCCGGTAAAGAAGAGTGTCAATACGATCGCAAGAGAAGTACTTGCTGGCAAGTGGGGCAATGGTACTGATCGCAAGAGCAGATTGACCAAGGCTGGATATGACTACAACAAGGTACAGGCTGCAGTAAACAAGCTCGTCAAGACATCACAGATTACACAGGATAAGATCATCAATGCGGTTGCACATGAGGTCATTGCTGGCCGCTGGGGCAACGGACAGGAACGTATCGACAGGCTTAAGGCAGCAGGTTATGATCCCGATAAGATTCAGAAGAGAGTAAACGAACTCATGAAGTAGGAGTTGACATGAACAGATTACATTTGCAAGACCTTGTAAGAGGCCACTATGGTAGAAAAATAGCATATACCAATGTAGACACCATTACACCGGATAATATTGTGAATGTAGTCGGTGAGTGCATAGGAGTATTTAACTGGAATAAGCCAATTATAAAGTATTTATGGAATTATTACAAAGGCGACCAACCAATAAGGTACAGAATTAAAGTAATTCGTGATGATGTAGTTAATTACATCGTAGAAAATCATGCATATGAAATTGTGCAATTCAAAGTTGGACAAACTTATGGAGAACCAGTACAGTACATCAGCCGTAAAGATGATGACTCGATCAATAATGCGGTTGACGATCTGAATGATTACATGGTAGACGCTTGTAAGCAAGATAAGGACATAAAGGCTGGTGAATGGCAATCTGCCACTGGTACAGCATTTAAAGCTATCCAGTTTAATCCAAACGGTGATGTGCCATTCAGGATTGTTACGCCTTGTCCGCTCAATACCTTTATCATATACAATAGCAACACTGAAGAACCGATGGTTGCCGTCACGGAACTTAAAGATAGTGATGGCAAGTGGTATAAGCAGTGTTACACAGTCACGCATGAGTGCAAGATATATAACAGCACGGTCACAGACTGGAAATTACACGCTTACGGAGATATACCGATTGTTGAGTACCCTAATAACCACGAAAGAATAAGTGATATTGAGCTTGTAATAGATATGCTTGATGCAATCAACAATATGCAATCCAACAGAATGGATAGCATAGAACAGTTTGTGCAGTCTTGGATTAAGTTTGTTAATTGTGATGTTGACAAGGACAAGTTTAAAGCTATGAAAGAAATGGGCGCCCTAGTTGTTAAATCGACTAATGGTGTCAACAATGCTGATGTAGATGTTATGTCGCAAGAGCTTAATCAATCTCAGACTCAGGTTGCCAAGGATGACTTATGGGATAACGTTCAGACAATTCTTGCAATCCCAACTAAGCAAGGTAACACTGGCGGAGATACGCAAGGAGCTGTCGAGTTAAGGAACGGATGGGATTTTAGTAAGACACGAACAAAGTTAAAAGACCCGCTTGTCGCAACATCAGAAAAACGGCTTGCTAAACTTGCGCTTAATGCAATTAGACTGTATGCAGAAGATTTAAAACTGACGGTTAGAGATTTTTCAGTGCAGATAAATCATAGCCCACAAGATAATATGTACACCAAAGCTCAGACTCTGGTTGTTCTACTGCAGGCTGGAATACATCCACTTGTTGCAATCAAGACTGTTGGATTGTGGGGAGATGCAGAAAAAACATTTTTGCTGTCCAAGAAATATTTGGATAAGTTATATCTAACTATAGATAATGCAGAGCAGCAAGAACAAAAAGCACAAGAGATAATAGATAATCTTGGCAACGGAGGTAATAACAATGGTGACTAGATATACAGTAGTCCAAGACGGACAAGTGTATGAACCGGGCGATGATGTACCTGATATGGGTAGCATTACCGCATTAGAGTCTAAAGGAAATTACAGAGAATATAACGCTTTGGCTGAGGATATAGATAAGCTACCAACATATGTGTCATTTGGTAGTTCGTGCTACATGATAGACACGACAGACTTATATAAGTTTGACGGCGATAGTTGGATAAAACAGGAATAGAGAGGTGCGCACATGAATGCAGAGGAAGTATACGCATTACTCAATAAAAAAATTAAAAAAGGTGGTATCACCGATGATAAGATAAAGCAGATTGTAGAGCAGTATCTTAAGAATAATCCAGTGCCTACGGACAAGACCTTGACTATTGAAGATACACCGGCAGATGCAAAAGCAACTGGTGATGCTATAAATGCAATTAAGGACACTGTGGATAATCTTAACGACATATTACTTGACAAGTTCTTTTCTTTGCAAAGAACAGGCAAGATATACGGAGTTAAAGTTCCAAAATCGACATCAAATCCTACATCTTTGTGTGAAAAAACAAGGGATAATAAAGACCTTGTTTGCGTACCGTCTACGGACACAGTAGAAAATCAAGATGATTACGAAAACATACCATTATTTAAGTGGTATGAGGTCAATTATAAGCGATACGATGATGGCTTTGCATACCCTACGGCATTTGTGGGTGACAGCACCTACAAAATAGATGGCGATGCAGATATGGGCGTCATGCAAATGACATTTTACTACGCTTGGCTTGACGTGTCAGACGAGTACAGAGAGCTTGTCATATCCGACACACCACACGAAGAACTTGGACTTAAACCATGGGAACAAGCGGTACGTGCAGATGGCACGATAATGCCTTATTTCATTCAGTCGAGATACTTAAGTGTTACAGGCTCAGATGGGTTACTGCATTCTCAGCGAGGCAAAGTCGCAAGAAATCAAAGCTATCAAAACATGATAACCAACTATGGCAAGAAAGGCACCGGCTATACTGGAGCTGGCTCAGACAGATATACATTTGCACAGATATTTAACCTCATCAAGTATGCAAATAAGTCAAGTCAAGATAGCATGGCGGGTGTAACAAGTTGGAACATACAATATCCATCAAGCGTGCAATCAGCAGATAAGCATAATTATTTTCCGGTTACAAACGCACAAGCTGATAATTTGCAAGTAGGATTATGTGTATCTGTTGGATATGCCGATACTTCTGGCTCACTTGATAGAGGTGTATCAAGCGTTCATGCTTATGCTGATGATGTAAAAATCACAGCAATAGAAACGCTTGATGATAACAATAAGGCGGTATACCTTGACTGCCAACCATTTGATACTTTACCGGTTAGTGAAAGAAAGATATACATGACGTCAATGCATGCACATAGTGGTGATACTGATGCCGTAATTGGACACCATGATGGCTCTCCTGTTAGCAATTCAGATGGAAAACATCCTTGTAGGATACAGGGTGTTGAGTATATGGCTGGTGGCGGAATAATAGCATCTGATACAGTAATGGTGTTTAAATCTGATTATTCTAAGGATGTGTATGTTGCTCCTAGGGGAATAAAGCATGTTACAGATGAAAGCACTATAAAATCAAGCTACTTGCTTGTTGGAAATATTGCGGCAAGCACAGACGGCAAAGGTTCAGATTATTGGACAGGCGATGTAGAGCAGAATTATGGAGCATGGCTGCCTACAAATCAAGTGGCTAATAGTGGTCAAGGCAATAAAGATATTCTTTATGCAGGTGACACTAGCACTAGCGGTACTAGAGAATATTACCAGGGCGGTGCTCTCGGGGGTGGCGCGGCTGCAGGCTTTTGTTACTTGAGTTGCGGGTTCAGGCTTGGCGGGGCGCTCTGGGCTTGCTTGTCGGCCGATTAAAAAGCTTTTAGGGGGATTGTTAAGGGGAACGCCCCTTAACATAACCTTAAATATATAACAGGACTTGAGTGAGGGCGGTAATCTCAGGAATGGCACGAATGCGGGCTTTTGTTACTTGAATTGCAGGAACAGGCTTGACAGGGCGAACTAGGGTTACTTAAGGTAGCAAGAAAGGTGGTAAGCAATGATAGTAAGAGCAGAAGAACCACAGCAAGAAGTTGTTATAAAAATAGATACCAAAGGAATAGCATGGGTGTACTTGTGCCTTAATGAAAGAGTTAAGACAGAGAAATATGCAGAACCCGGAGGGCAGTCAAAAACACATACATACTATGAGTATGATGGAACACAGTTTCATGCTCCTGTTGAAAGTCTTGATCTTCAAGACATCAACAACAATCCTCAGAAGTATGACGGCTATGAACCAGCCAAAATACCATCTGATATTGAACGCATAGACGCGCAAGTAACATATACGGCAATGATGACTAACACACTGCTGACGGAGGAATAGCCTATGTTTGAGAAAATAAAAAAGTGGTATCAAGTCTATCATATATGGAATGCTGAAATGGTTAAGCAAGCCCGTGATAAAGGGCTGATAACAGAAGAGCAATACAACAATATAATCAATGGAAATTAGCAATCACGTTTGTGGTTGCTTTTTTTATACAAAATTTCGCAAGTGCCGTGAGCGTAGAAAACGGCAATGTCAATCGGTGGCGTTGCACCGTATAAAAACGTAGACATACGGAGGTAATCAATGAAAAGAGAAGATTTAGTATCAATGGGTTTGACCGATGAGCAGATTGAAAAAGTCATGGCTGAAAATGGTAAGGACGTTCAATCTGCTAATGCAAAGGCAAACAAGAACAACACAGAACTTGAAAGACTCAAAGCTATTGAAAAAGAGTATGAGGATTTAAAGGGGCAGAGTATGTCTGAGGCGGAAAGAAATGCCAAAGCTCTTGAAGATGCTCAGAAGAAGATAGCAGAGCTTGAAAAAACACAGGCAATTGCAAGCCAGAGAACAAGTGCAGCCGAGAAATTCAAGATTTCCGCTGAACAGGCAAAGCTAGTGGTTAAGGATGATGGTTCCATGGATTATGACGCTCTTGGAAAGATTATCGCAGATAAAGAAACTGCCGCTGCCCAGGCTAAAGAGAAAGAGATAGCCAATGGCTCAACACCGCCGGGTAATGGTGGTACAGGCAGCAATTCAAGTGACAACAAGACGGAAGCGGAAAAAATAGCTGCCGGTCTTATTGAAAATCAAAATACAAAAAATGATATTTTGAAACATTACATTTAAGGAGGGAAATATAGATGCCAAGTATGAATATGCAGTATGAAAAAACAACATACTCAGGTGATGTGCAAATTCTCAAGAGAGAGCCAAACGAGGCCATACCTCTTACTTTGGATTTTGAAGAAGTTACGACAAAGGTGAATGGCAAAAAGATAGTTAAAGCTGGAACTCCGATTGGTAAAGATGGCAAGGCTGATAACACAGCAACAGTAGTCGGCATACTTCGATTTGATGTAACAGAAGATAGGCCACAGGGAGTTCTTCTTAAGAAAGCATATCTCAATACAGCGGTTGCAGAAAAACATTCAGGAGTAACATACGATGCAGCAGTCAAAACAGCTCTGCCAATGATCGTATTTGAGTAATTACAGGAGGTAAAAAAATATGCTAGTAAATGAAGTTATTGACAGTAAGTCAATTGCGCTGTCAGCAACAGAAAACGCAAGTAATCAGATTCCATATCTTGGATTACAGTGGTTTCCAGAGAGAAAGAAACAGGGACTTGATCTGCAATGGATAAAAACACATAAGGGACTTCCTGTATCTCTTGCACCATCTAACTTTGATTCAATTCCAACAATCAGAGCTAGAGAGGGACTTTCTAAGGAAAAAACACAGATGGCATTTTTCCGTGAGGGAATGACCATAGGCGAGGCAGAAATGCTTGAAATAGAAAGAGCAAACACTGCTGATGATCCATACCTTGCAAGTGCTCTTAGTGCGGTATATGACGACACAAGCAGACTTGTAAGCGGTGCGGAAGTTGTTCCAGAGAGAATGAGAATGGCTCTTCTTTCAACAGTAAATGGACATCCTGTTATCACCATTAAGAGCGACGGTGTTCAGTACTCCTATGATTATGATTCTGACGGATCATACACTACGGATCATTACATCAAACTTGATGGAACAAGCATGTGGAGCGACACAGAAAATTCAAAGCCGCTTACAGATATTAACACAGCACGTAAAAAGTTAAAGAAGAATGGCAAGATTGCTAAGTATGCACTTATGAATAGTAATACATTCCAGTATCTTCTTGACAATGCACAGATAAGAAACTCAATCCTTGCACAGAACCTTACAGCAACTATTGAGGTCGATGACGATGCTGTTATGTCAGTTGTGCAGAAGAGGGCAAAACTTACTATCGTGCTTTACGATAAGATGTACATTGACGATGAGGGCAATGAACAGTATTTCTATCCGGATAATAAGGTTACACTTCTTCCAGAGGGTAATCTTGGCAATACATGGTTCGGAACTACACCGGAAGAGAGAACTGCAAGACAGGTAGCAGATGTTGATGTAACTCAGTATGGTACAGGAATTACAGTTGCTACAAAAACAGAGTATGGCCCACCAATGAAGATGTCAACATTTGCATCTGAGGTTGTTTTGCCATCTTATGAGAATATGGATAGCACTGCCGTAATTGAAGTTCATCACGAGTAGGAGTAGGAGGCAACTTATGATATATCCCTATATCGTTGTAAAAGATGGGGTATGGTATGATGCCGGAAATGACGTTCCGGAAACAAGCAAACCAGAAACAGAAAAAACTGATTCTGGTGCTGCTACTCATACCAAGACCGAGATCAACAGAATGTCAACAGACGATCTAAAAGCGCTTGCAATATCAGAGGGTATAGATAATGCCGAAAACATGACAGGCGGCGCATTAAAAGAAGTGCTTATAGCTCATTTTGCTTTGTAGGAGGTAGTCATGGAATACACATTGGTAGAGCAAGTCAAAATACGAAAAGGTCAATATGAAGTCGGTGACGATGGCTCTATCAAATGGACTGATCTACAGGATAATCCAAGAATAGAGCAGCATATTGAGGAAATTAAGCAAGAAATACGCAACAAGCGCAATTACCCATCTGATTACACGGATAAGCAAATAGAAGAAGATATGAAACGATATACTACCAATATAGTCAGTTTGGCAGTATATGACTTATCTCAAGCTGGTGAGGAATACATGGCAAGTTTCGGCGAAAATGGAGTCAGTCGTAGTTGGATTGACAGAAATAAGCTGCTAGCTGATGTATTCCCATTTGTTGAGATATTATAGAAGATTGTGCGTTACCCAACGGTAGCAGAGGGCATACATTATGGTGGTGGTGGGCAGTATGCGAACATAAGAGAAAGGCGGTAGATATATGCCAGTAGCAATAATTATCAGCATCATATCGGTTACTTTCTCTATTTTTTTTGGAGTTGTCAGCCTTGTGCTGAATATCAAGAATAATAGAAGAACTGATAACTCAGACCTAGAGGATAGAGTCCGAGAAAACACCCGCATAAATATGAAATTAGATACCATATCTAGCAACACTAAGGACATAAAAGATGAAGTTGTGGAAATGAGAAAAGAGCTTAATTCCCATGACAACAGGATTATTAAAGTTGAGGAAAGTGTTAAGTCACTTCATCATCGCATAGATGGAATGGAAGCACGACTCAACGAAAACAAGGAGGTATAAAAATGGATGTTATACAGAGTCTTATATCCAACATGGCTATTATAATGTCTGTCATAGGCGCACTTACATTTGTTGTGGCGGTAATTACGCAAGTAATCAAGGGCGTAGGTGTATTTAAGAAGATACCAACCGACATATTGGTGTTTGTGCTGTCCATAGGCATTACCGTTGTGGCTTTTATAGCCTATATGCAGTACATACATATGACAATACTATGGTATATGATTCTTGCAGCTATCCTAGCCGGATTTATAGTTGCATTTGTGGCGATGTTTGGTTGGAAAAAGTTATCTGAACTTTGGAAGAGATTTGGCAAGGATGTGAAGTAATGTCGCTTGAAATCAATAAGCAATCTATGAAATATGCTTCTTATGGCAAAGAAGTAGAGATATATGAAAAAGATGATGACGGCAATATAAAGTATTTCATCACAGAAGAGGGACAAAAAATACCTCTTATAGATCATAAAGAAATATCATACGAAGAGCCTGTATCATTTAGGGCTAATATCTCTTTCTCTGGCGGTGAAGCACAAGCAAAAGAATATGGCTTTGATGTCAATGATTTTGACGCGATCATAGTTACAGATAGAGGAGCATACCCTATCAAAAAAAGTGACATTATATGGCTTGATAGCAAAGTTAAATACACAGAGGAAGGCTATATTGATAAAACTTCTGCTGATTTTACAGTTGTAGGAGTTAAGCCAGCTTTGCGGTCGACAAAATATGTCCTCAAGGCGGTGGTCAAGTGAAAAAAACAATAGATGTATCTTTGTCTGTGAGTAGTTTACAGAATGTAATCAAGGAGCTTAAAGCCTATCAAGCAAGGCTTGACCATAAATGCGCCATTATTGCTGAAAGATTGGCTGATGATGGTGTAGAAGTTGCTAGAGTGCAATTGGCGAATTTAGATGCTATCTTTAAAGGTGAGTTGATTGAAAGTATACAATCAGAATGCGTTACGGATACAAAGGGTAGTCACATTTGGGCGGTTGTAGCCGGAACAGATCACGCAGCATTTGTTGAGTTTGGAACTGGTGTTATAGGGCAAAAGAAACCATACAAAGGTGAATTACCTCCGGGAGTAACTTGGCAATATGCAAGCGGTCAAACAATCCACCAACTCAAAGATGGTCGAATTGGCTGGTTTTACAAAGATGATAATGGTCATTGGTGGTTCACCGAGGGTATGCCATCTAGACCATATATGTACAATACTGCTCGTGAACTTGAAAGAAAAGTCAAGAACGTTGTGAAAGAGGTGTTTGACAATGGATAATGCATGGGCAATAGAACTTGGCCCGACAATATATAGCATTGTCAAGGTCAAAGCAACAGAACAACTTAAGGATAAATACCCAACACTTAACGTTACAGATAAAGAAAAATCAGATCAACCGGCAGTATTTCCAACAGTCTATATTCACGAACTATCTGGGATGGAACTGGGACAAGATTTAGAGGGACAGACAATCAACGCTGTAAGAGAAACAATACAGGTTGATGTGACTTCCAACAAGAATCACAGCGAATGCAGAAAGATTATGTCCAAAATAACGGACATATATAAACAAATGAGATTTTCGGTCATCGGAACACCTCAATACAGTGTTAATGGTGGAACCTATATATGTAACATGCGGTTCAGCCGTGTGTTTGGGGCTGGTGACACAATATTATAGTTAGCAAAAAGAGCCATGTGGCTCTTTTTTTATGCGCATTTTAAGGAGGTAAAGACATGGCAGTACCAGGATTAAGTACACTGGGTATTACTTTTGGTTATGGTGTTGAAACAACCGCCGGAGAAAAGCCAACAACATTTACTCAGCTATCAAGAATCAATGAGCTTGGCGATGCTACAGCAGAACCAGAAGCTATTGACGCATCTGCTCTTGAAGATTTTTACACAAGAAACATATCTGGTAGAACTACTGTATCTGATACATACACAGTAACAGTAAACTGGACACCAGATACACTGGCGGAGTGGGAAAAGGTGCTTGAAGAGTACAAAAAGTTAGAGGGAACAGGTAAATCTATGTGGTTTGAGACAATCACACCTGGATTTACCAAGGCAGAGTTTATCAAGGCTCAGCCGCCATCAGTTCTTCCGGTGGCTTCAAAGGGTCAGAATGAGCTCTTAACGGTTGAGATCAACCTTATACTCGAAGACCTTGTCGGCTTTGATACAAAGGTAGCTTTTACACCGGGGGAATAACAAACCGCTCAGATACAGCCGTGCTGAGCGATGACGATACAAAAGATACAAAATCGGCTGATTATACGTATTAAGCAGACAAGGGGCGGTTTTCGGACTGCCCCTTTCCTATTAAGAGTAGGAGGAAAGGAAAATAGCATGACAATTACAATGAATGGCAAGGAATACAATATTAAGTTTGGTAATAAGGCAGTAGCCAGGGCTGGATTTATCAGCAAACTGGCAAGAATTGGAGTAATGCAGTCAAGTACAGACGATGGAGTTGGGGCAATAGAGGGAATGGAGCAAATGTATTTGTTAATGCCACAAATTTTACTTGCCGGACTACAGGCTAATCATTCAGATGAGTTTGGTTACAACTTAACTACAGGAAAAGGCCGTGACGAACAGCTTAGTAAGGTTGAGGATATGCTTGACCATTTTGTAGACGAAGAAAATGGAGATTTTCTTAAGCTTCAGGAGGATGTCTCAAATGAGATGCTTCACAATGGTTTTTTAAAGAGACTGTTCGAGGAAGAGACAGCAAAAGTGCAGAATCAGGCACAGAAATAATCCTTGAACAGGATAACAAAGATTTTAATTATGAAAATTACTGCAACGAAATACGACCACGTTGGTTAATGCTAACCAAGGGCTATGGACTTACAGTTGAGGATATTGACAAATCTTGCCCAGCAGAACTTGAGCCATATGAAAAGGCATATCATATGGCAGAAAAAGAACACGACTCACAAGTATATGCATGGGTAGGAACGTATGTTAAATCTGCTCTATGTTTTGCAATAGATCATTGTCTTAATGGCAAAAAAGCAAAAACGGAATATACACAGGCTCCACTTATGGAAAATGAAGAAGATAGGGTAAATAGACTTAGAAATGAGTTTATTGAAGAACGATTAAAGGCAAAGCAAGAATGGGATAGGACACACAATATGATTGACGGCAAGGACTGATGTTTTTGCCGTCTTTTTTATTATAACAAGGCGGTGAACGAAACATGGCAACAGTAGATAATCTTGAAGTTAAGATACATGTAAGTGCGACACAGGCGGTTAATGCAGTAGATAAACTGTCAAATAAGCTCGGCACACTATCTAAGACATTACAAGGAATTGATAGTAATGGTATAGCTAAATTTGCACAAGGCATGAACCAGCTTGCACAGGGCATGAATGCAATAAAAAATGTAAAAATGCCTGATTTTAACAGAGCTGCCAAGGGTATAAAGCAATTTGAAAACATTAATAGTGGAAAACTTACAGCGGTTGCAAATAGCATAAGCCCACTTGCCTCTAGTATATCAGTACTGGGGAACATGCAGTTCAGCAACAAGGGCCTTACGAACTTCATTAATTCCATTACAAGGCTGTCTAACTCGAACATTAACGGCATGAATACAAATGCCATAGGTCAGCTTGGAAATGCGATTGTAAGCTTATCTAGCACGTTACAAGGCGCCCAGAACGTTAGCACAAATGTAATTCAGCTTACCAATGCAGTTGGTAGACTTGCCAATGCCGGACAAAAAGCAGGCGTTGTAGCAACAACATTACCGCAATTATCTGTGACGCTTCGCAATCTGTTTAATACTATGGCGCTTGCACCACAATTATCCGCTGGAACAATACAGATGACCACTGCACTTGGCAATCTTGCGTCAGTAGGTGCAAAAGCCACACAAACAGCAGGTGGACTAGGGGCACTTGCAGCAGAACTTAAGAAGTTTATGCAAGTTATGGCGACTGCACCACAAGTGTCACAAAATGTAATACAAATGACTCATGCGCTTGCAAATCTGGCAGCGCAAGGAAGTAGAACGGCAAGTGCAAGCAGAGGCATACAAAACAGTTTTGCCGGCATGAGCAGCAGTGCTAAAAGCGCTAGAAAACATATATGGAGCCTTGCTTCAGCAGTCGGAAAACTATATGCGGCATTTTGGGCAGCACAAAGGGTTTTGAGTGGATTCAAAAAAGCCATAGACATTTCATCTGATCTTACTGAGGTGCAGAATGTTGTTGTTAATACTTTTGGCCAATACACAGACAAATTAGAGCAATTTTCTAAGACGTCAATAAAGACGTATGGAATGTCAGAATTGTCTGCAAAACAGACAGCTGGTAGATTTCAAGCTATGGGACTCGCAATGGGAGCCCCTGTTAAAGATATGTCTGATATGTCGATACAACTTACTGCACTGTCAGCCGACTTAGCTTCATTCTACAACATTTCACAGGAAGAAAGCTCACGTAAGTTGTGGTCAATCTTTACAGGCGAAACAGAGCCTATGCGAGCTTTTGGTATTGACCTTACTAACGCAACCCTCAAAGAGTATGCGATGAAAAAAGGTCTTGACGCCAACATATCCTCTATGACTCAGCTAGAAAAAACAATGCTGAGATATCAGTACGTCATGGATAACACCAAGAATGTACAAGGGGATTTTGCACGTACAAGTCAGACATGGGCTAACCAGTTACGTATCTTACAGGAGCAAATAAAGGCAGTTGCAGGTGTTTGGGGTAATGCATTTGTCAATATGTTAAAACCGCTTGTACAGGCACTTAATAAGGCTTTATCGGCGGTTTACACTTTTTCCGAAAAGGTAGTAAATGCCCTTGGTGCAATCTTTGGATGGAAACTAGAGATACAAAAGGGTTCTATATCTGATGATTTTGAAGGTGCTGCTGGTGCTGCTGATGATATGGCAAGTGGAACTAAAAAAGCCGCTAAAGCGGCCAAAGATTTAAAAACACATCTTCTTGGTATTGATGAGTTAAATGTTGTTGAACCGGATAAAGACACAGGCACAAACGGTGGTGGTGGTTCTGGTGGTGGCACTGGTGTAAGCGGTGCTGGTGGCAACAATGGACTTAAATACCAAATAAAAGAAACAGAGGGGCTTTATAAATCCAGTATCAAGAATCTTAACCAATTAGGCAAATATATCAGTGATAGTTTGTCTAAGGCAATGGAATCTATTAAGTGGAATAAGGTATACAAAAAGGCAAAAAATTTTGGCAAAGGACTTGCCGACTTCTTGAATGGCCTCATTACTCCGAGATTGTTCTCTAATCTTGGTTCAACAATTGCCGGCGCAATAAATACAGCACTTACTGCTGGAAATACTTTTGCAATCAATTTTGATTGGAAAAACTTGGGTAAATCGCTTATATCTTCAATAACTGGATTTCTCAATACCTGGGACGCTGGACTTACAGGAGCAACATTGTCTAATTTTGCTATAGGCATATGTAAATATGTTGTTAGTGCTTTTGATACCGCAAATAAGGATAATCTTTGGCAAAAATTAGGGCAAAAAGTTGTTGATTTTATTTGCGGTATCAACTGGGGAAATCTTGTTTGGAATTTAGGCTCACTAATTGCCACTATGGCAAAAGAAATTCCTAAAATACCATTGCAAATTTATGAAGGTGTAGGCCAAGCAATAATTGATAAAGTATTTGGAGAAGGCTCATATAGCAAAATATCCAATTCCAAATTATTCAAGGGCATAAAAAAAGCACTTGAATATATTATTGCACCAATGAATTTAATTGTTGACATAATCAACAAGATTAAATCTGGTGTGAGCAAATTGTCCCCATATACAGATAAGGTTCTAACAGTATTAAAACCTGCATTAAGCACAGTCTCAAATTTATTGAGTACGATTTATTCGGTTATTTCAAAAGTTGCCGGCGCAATAGGTGGAAAAATTTCTCCGGCATTAAATTCGATAAAAACTGTGCTTTCGCCTATATTGTCTGTTGCATCAGCAATTAGTTCAGTTATTCGGCAATTAATTGGTAACTGGATTGTTAAAAAAATTGCGGATATAAGTGCAAAAGTCCAAATTGCATGGGATATTATTAAGCTTATTTTGAACTCAATTACTGAAAAATTGAAAACACTTTGGGATTATCTCAAGAAAATTACAGACAAATTAAGCAGCGTTGCAAAATTCGGAATGAAAACAAGCCCTATAGTTGGATTATCAGGAATCATAAGTAACAAGTTTAATATTGATACGACCACCAACAGAAAGACTGATAAAGACTATAAAAAGCTGAATAAATCAGTTCGCGGAGCAATCTCAATTTTTGATGGAAAAAACGTTGATTACAACGTAGACACGTCAGTAAATGATAATAAGACAGACAACGTAGCGACCATAAGAAATATAGGAAAATTATGGTCCGATACTTGGAGAGGCAAGAACGCTAGGTACGATGCACAAACCGCCACAAATGGGCAACTAACATCAAGTAATAATATTTTGTCTGGAATAGTTAACAGATGGTCGTCAACATGGAAAAATAAAACGGCTAAATACAATGCACAGACCACAATAAATGGGCAAAATGCTACAACAGGAGAAAAACTTGCCAACATAGCTAGTGTTTTTAGCCGATATTGGAAAAGCAAAACGGTTAAGTATAATGCTGCAACTGCCGTTAATGGCACTCCAACAACTAGTGGTAGTGCGGTTAAGTCAATTAACGACACATTACAAAAAAACTTTACCGGAAAAAGCGTACAGTACAACATCAAGACACAGACAGACGAGAGTTTAAAAAAACTTGGTGAGAATGCTGCAAGTCAAATATATATGGGTATGTCTAATAAGGAAATTAAGTTCCGAATCAAAAATGCACCAGATCCAATTAAAGAGGCTATGTCTGGTTCGTTTAGCTTCATGCCTACGTATGCGACTGGTGGATTCCCCGAAGATGGTTGGTTTAGGGCAAATCAAGGCGAGATAATGGGTAAGTTTGACAATGGAAAATCTGTAGTTGCAAACAATGAACAGATTACTGCCGGTATAGCAAGCGGAGTTAAACAAGCGGTTGATGATGTTCTCGCACCTTATCTTTCCCAAATTGCCCGGAATACAAGGGAAACCGCCGATAAAGATACATCTATCAATATTGATGGTCGAACCCTTGTCAGTGAAACGGATAGGCGTAGATCACGTAACGGTCATCAATTTACAACAGCATAGAGGTGATAATATGGCACAAGGATTATCAAGTTTTTTAAATGTCAACGGTGTGGACTTTCCATGTCCCGCCGTTGGCTTTACTTATACTATTACAACGACAGTTAATGCTGGACGTAATGCTAACAATGTAACTATCGGTCAAAGGATTGGCAGAGACTTATACAAGTTGGATAACATGAAATGGGTCGGCCTTGAACCCAAAATTTGGCAAGCAATGTTAAAAGCGGTTGAACCATTTTATATTCCAGTAACATTTGAAGATTACCGTACAGGCAAACCGATAACAATCATAATGTATCCAGGCGACAGGACAGCAGAACCATTGTTCGCCAGTCCAAAATCACACATAGTAACTAAATATCGTAACTGCCAATTTAATCTTATAGACACTGGTAGGTGATGCAATGCAGAACGTAAGCAATGAATACAAGGAATCTATGAAGTCCATGAACCGCAATAGGGGTTACATTAGGGCAACAATAGGACTTATAAATTCTCAAGCTCAGAATGAGATAAAACTAGATAAGCAAATACAAACAGTGGCATATTCTAACGACACTGCTCCTTTTGACGGTGAAGAAGTAACTAGAATATATGCTACAGCAGAACCTGGCGTCGCTGTCCTTGATGGCAATGCTTTTTTCTTGCCTAGAACAGGTACTGATTACTATAACAATGGTATTGTAACTGCGGATATTACAGGGATAGTTACAATGATATTTGCTAATCCACATACTATTAAGGGTTTAACTATCAATTTTGGAAAATGCTACCCGACTGAATTTGATGTTATTACTAATAATGGCACAAGTCATTATAGAAACGCTGATGAAGTATGGATAACGGAAGATGTTTTTGCAGGCGTAACTTTTATAACAATCGAACCAACTCAAATGCGTTATGGACAGAACAGATTAAGGATATACTCATTCAAGTGTGGTCTTGCAAAAACATTTACCAATGAAGAGGTAATGGGCTACAGTAGCAAAGAATATGTATCTCCAATAGCAGAAACTATCCCATCAATGGACGTTATGATTAAAGTTGACAATCAAGATCAATACTACGATCCAGACAATCCAGATAGCGCAATACAGTATATGGAAATCGGTCAAGAGGTTAAAGTACAGTTTGGTTATGACGTAACCGGACAGGGCAACATTGAATGGCTACCAGAGCAAACTACATATCTATCTGCATGGTCTGCCAATAGTAGAGAAGCAACATTTAATGCTACAGATAGATTCACATTGCTAACCGGGCAATACTATAAAGGTCAATATTATGAAAACGGAATAACCTTGTACGATTTGGCATTGCTAGTATTGGCGGATGCAGGAATTACAGACAGTAGTAACTATTTTCTTGATGATTTTCTTAAAAATACTGTAACGCATAATCCGTTACCAGTTGCTACACATGCGGAGTGTTTGCAAATTATTGCTAATGCCGGTAGATGTACTTTGTCTGTTGATAGGCATAATAGGCTTCATATACAATCCGCAATTACACCCACAAAAACAATATCATCAAATGGACAGTTGGATTATAGCAATATAGGAAGTGTGTTACATGACGATGACGGAGCATTGACAGCTAAACAATACGCAATGTTGAGACTGACAGCAAGCAAGTATGATACATACCAATTAACAGCTTACGAATACGCCACACAAGCCAAATTCAAATTTAAATAATAGAGAGGTGATTTTTTTGGCATCACAAAATAAAACAGAAAATCTCGGATTATGCCAATTCGGTAATGATGATATCCCAGATTGGAGAACAGATTACACAGGAGACATGGACAAGATAGACAAAAGTATAAAAACAATATCAGATGAAGTTGCAGAAGTAAAAAAATCTGTCAGTGATGGCAAGTCTAAAGTCGCCAGTGCTATCACTGATAAGGGCGTAGCAACAGAGGCGACAGATAGTTTTGACATCATGGCGGAGAATGTTGGAAAGATACAAACAGGTGTTAATCTAACACAAGTAATTGGAACAACAACGACAACATCAAATTGTGCAGCTATAAAGACAATAGCCGCACATGCACCATATACAGAGTGAGGAGGGATTAAATGATAACATATAACTTTATGACAGGTATAAGAGCTTTATTTAATGGGGGATCTCCTTATCGTTTGACATCAGGAGATTACCAAAGTAAAAGTGCTTATGAGGCTATTACTTATTGGAAATATGACGCTGATGGCGGTAAGGATTATACATTCTCAGATCAGGCAAACAGACTATTGCTTGGAACTGGCGACACCCCGGAAAGCCCAGAAGATTATAAGTTAGCGGAATTGACCACTGATTACACGGTGCTATCATCGACCAAGACCCCATCAGGTGAGTATGGCAAGGAAGCAGTGATATACAGTCGTGTTATTCAGGCAGGTGAAAGCGGTCTTACAATTAAAGAACAGGGATTAGTATTAGGGTTATCAGGATTTAGCATATTGATTGCACGTGATGTACTCCCAGAGCCGGTCACATTACAGCCGGGAGAGAAGCACACGTTCACGATGACTATATCACTTGAGTAAGTGAGGGCAGAGCATGAAAACAGCTTACGCAATGTGCAGTACCGGGTTTTCACGACTTAATAGCGAAAATCTATGTTTTTTGCCGAGACAGAAAAATGAATATAAATTAACTGGATATGTTAGCCAACAAGTAGCCAATAGTAATGGAACATTTACTATTAATCCAATAATTACGCTTAGTCTTAACATATCTTACAGTTGGTATGGCATTATAATTAATTTTAGAAATTGCAAACCACTTGAATTTATTATAAAAACTTATGATAATGATACGCTTGTTGATAATGTTATTATCACCGATGTAGATAGCCTTAACTGGGCAGACTACAATCGTTATGGCTCTGCGAACAAAGTTGTTATAGAGTTTACAAAAGCTGAACCATACGCAAGAATATCGGTTGACTATATCGGAATTGGTGATGCAACCGACTATGAACTGTCCAAAGATGATATGTTTGATGCACCGACCATTACGATGCAAGATAAGCTAAAGTCAATTACTGTTCAAAAACAGACATATAAGCCCGGCACTGAGAAAAAAGAACTGGTGTCTGAAAAAATTACTGTCAATTCAAACGATAATGTTGTAAAAGTCGATATAACTACACCTAGTCATGGCTATACTGCCGTTACCGATGCAAGTAATGTGACAGTCACAGTTACAGAGAGCGGTGCATATTACTGCATGCTACAATTTGATGGTCTAACTGAAAAAGATACAACACTTACGTATACAGTCAGTGGATATGAGTATGTTGTCGACACTAAAGGATTAACCCATAGATACAATAACAACGGAGCCAAAACAGTTAATTGGAACAACCCAATTGTTGATAACACAGAAGTAGCTAGTTTGCTTGATGATTGGCTGGCGAATTATTACCTAGGTGCAGTTGATTATTCAATAAGTTGGCGTGGAGACCCTAGCATAGATGCTGGAGATTTATTTAACATGGTCAAGTCGAATGGCGACAAAATAAAAATCAAAACATATCAAAACGAACTTTCATTTAATGGTGCATGGAGTGGAAAGCTTAGTGCTAGAAAGGTGGTGGAATAGTTGTGGAATGAACCTAAAACCGACTGGAGAAGCGGTGACGCAGTTATATGGACGGATTACAACAGAATAAAAAATAACATAGAATATTTAAAACAAAGAGCCGAAGATTTGTGTGGACCAGTTGCAGGTTATCAAGCCATGGGTATTGATAAGACATACACAGATTTTTATTACGCAGACGAATTTAACGCATTTGAAAACAACATTGCACAGATTAACAGCGTAGTATATCCACAAGACATCGGTGCCAAGCAGACGTTTTACGATAACGGGGCTTTTATTAGCTCAGAGGAAATGAACAGACTGGAAACAGCTTGCCAACTTATTAAAGATGCTTTAGACAGTATTAAGCCTAGACGTATACCATTTAAACTAGGTGCATACAAGGATATAAGGATATAAGGAGAGATTAAGATGGTTTTAAAAACAAATTATAAAGAGGATGTACTTGCTGCATCTAACACAAAACGTAAGTACAATATGATTACTAATGATGATGGAACGGTTAGCTTTGAAGATGTAACTGAATACCAGCAAACAGGTGATAACTTTGGTGCAGGAGATATAAATAGCACTAATACCGTGATTAATAACATGAACACAGGAATAACTATTTTAAAAAAAGGATATGTGGATTTTGAATTTAAAAGTGGAGATAGCCTTAAAGGAAAATATCAAGAAATTAAAAAGAAGATAACAATTCCTGGTGGAACAAATTTCCTTTTCCTGTCGTTGGCTTTTGTTAATGTTCGCACAAGTGCTGATGCGGTTACAATGTTGAATGGCCCTTATTATTCATTCGAGGACTCGGACAAGGATCAAGAGGTCGAGCTTGAAATGAACGGAACTACAGATGGTTCAGGGTGGCGCGTGAGAGTTAACTGGCTTGCAATCAGAGAAATTGTTTTATAAAACAAAGCGGAGATTGTGATTACTCACTTTCTCCGCTTGTATTTGATTCATCCCATTCGTCAAGACTCACATATTCTCCACTTGTCTCTCCATCAATATTGAGATAGACAACATCATATATAAAATTGTCAGTATCATATACTAACATTTCTACAGTAAAATCACTTTTAACCTCAGCTCCAAATGAATTTGTGCTATACACATAACTTTGAACTACAACAAGGTGCCCTTTTCTTTCCATTGCAATATCACTCTGACTAAAAACAGAAGATGGAAAATCTGCTGACTTAGGATTTTTCAAGCAACTTTCAACAGTTTCTTTTGCCATGTCCCAATAAGACTGAAACTGCATATCTGAAATATCCGTTGCATTAACCTCTTCGGTAGCGGTTTCTGTTTCTTCCTCGGTTGCTTCTTCTGTGGTCGGTGTCTCAGTTGTCTCTTCGGTTGTAAGTTTTTCAGTTACCTCTGCTTCTGTAGTGTTATATGCAACTTCTTTATGCCCTGATTCGGGCTGATTCGCGCAACCTATTCCAAGTAATATTCCGCCAACAATCATAGAACCAAAGATGCCTATTATAAATGGCATAGCTTTTTTATTTTTACATAATAATATTATAGTCAATGCTACACATATGCCAGCCCCTAAAAACATTATTATTGCTCCAAACACAATTAAAAAGTTACTCATTTGTATTCACCTCTCCCATGTGGTATATAATACAACCATAGTACCATGCATTTCCCAAAATTACCATATATTATGACAAAAAATTAGACTTCTATTTTAATTTATTTGCACATATAATATAAGTATACAAATGATAGCGAATTTGTATAGGGGGTATAGGTTGTGGAAGAAAAAAAGAAAGAAATAACAAATGCAGTACAAAAGATAGCAGACGAACGCATAATTAACATACTATATGCTTATGTTATGAATCTTATTAAGTAAAACAAACCCCAAGAAGTACCATTTGGTATTCCTTGGGGTGTTTTTTATTTCTTTGAAATTGAATCAATCAATTTTTCAAGGCTATCCCAACCATTTTCATCAAGGTTAGCAAGAGCAACAATCAATCTTTTTTTGAAAGACTCATCATCTGCTTTGGTGATCTCGGCAAGCATTTCTCCGAGCTGTTCTTCCTTGCTCTTCTGTATGAACATTTCTCCTTCGCCAGTTCTCAGCCATTCTTCGTTGACATCATATTCTTTACATATAATTTTGATTGTCTGTTCTGATGGGGAATTTTCACCACTTTCCATTTTACAAATAGCTGATCTTGAAACTGAAATACTTTGAGCAAAGTCCGTTTGATTTTTACCAACTTTGATTCTCACTGCCTTAATTCGTTCTTTCATATTGTACCTCCTTTCATTTAATAGATTACCACATAATGTACATTAAGTCAACAAATATGTTGACAGTGTTGATTTAATGTGCTATCATATGTACATCAGATGAACAAAGGAGGTGGAAACATGAGCGAAAAGGAAAAGCAGATAGTTGAAAAACTCAAAGAGACTTTACCGAGCATGTCAGAGTTTGACAAAGGCTACTTACTAGGCAAGGCAGAGACACTGGCAGACGCGGCGGAGAGCAGCCCAAAGGAAAAGGAGTAGCTAGAGAAATTTACACTATAAGGAAAGGAGAAGTATGAACGAAATACAGTTATTTACAGATGGCGAATTTAATATGAGAACCGCCGTTGTAGATGGAGAGCCGTTATTTTGCTTGGTAGATGTTTGTAAGGTGCTGGACATTCAGAACCCATCAAAGGTCGCTCAGCGATTAGATGATGATGAACGCACTAAATTAGAGTTAGGGCGTCAGGGTGAAACAAACTTTATAACCGAGAGTGGCTTATATGCGGTTATCTTGCGAAGTGACAAGCCAAACGCAAAGAGTTTTCGCAGATGGGTAACATCTGAGGTACTTCCATCTATCCGCAAGACAGGCGGCTACAATAAGCCGCTTACAACACTGGAGCAGATTCAGCTACTTGCCCAGGGCAATACAGAACTTGCAGAGAGGGTAGACAGGGTTGAGGACAAGATAGGTAGTCTTGAAAACGATATGCCGTTGTACGGATGTGAGATTGACGAAGTGCAGAAACTTGTCAAGCGTAAGGCGGTATCGGTGTTGGGCGGTAAAGATAGTGAGGCTTACGCTGACAGGAGTATAAGATCGCAGACCTTTAAAGATATCTATTGTCAATTAAAACGTGAGTTTGGCTGTGTTGCCACGTATAAGAGCATCAAGCGTAGGTATATCGACAATGTGAGAGAGTTCATTGACGGTTACTCAGCACCAATGGCACTATCTGAGCAGATCAGCGGTGCTAATGCCCAGATGAACATAGGACAGTATTGTGACGCTAGGAGGTAATGACATGAGGAAAAATTGGGACACAACAATTATTCGTGCCTTGTGTACTGTCATAGGAGCGCTTATGTATGTGGGAATGTTCATAATCCCTATTGGGCTTGATGTAATTAGAATTCATTTGCCATTATGGCTGAAACTTATACTAATAATCATTATGGGGGGACTTATTATGGTAACCGTAATAATTGACGAAAAAATGCAGATTATTGAGGAGGAAAGAAATGGCAGAAAGGAGAAACTGGAATAACAACAGTGCAATAATTGCCGGATGCGTAATTGACACACCTATATATGAGTTTTCAATAGGCGACAAGTCATATTATTACATGACTATAAGTGCAAGACGGCAAAGTGGCGTAGAGGACTTAGTTCCTTGTTATATTGAAGATAGCAAGGTCGCCTATATTCATAAATATGATTATGTGGAAGTCGTCGGACATATCCGCACCAAACATGTTATGGATTCAATGGGGAAAAATCACACAAAAGTATATATAGAGGGAAACGAGGTCAATCCTTATATGTATGATAAAAACAAGGTCGATTTTATTTCCCATAAGTTTGCCGATGTAGAGATTAGGACAACACCTAGAGGATATAGGGTTAGCGATACTAGAGTAATCAATAATCTTCCTAATAGGATAGGAAATCTAATTCCTATTCTTTTATGGGGTAACAATGCTGAACTATTTACAAGAGTACCGCTTAACTCTATTGTCGGCATATCTGGTAGATTTCAGTCAAGGGAATACAACAAATTTTATGAGGATGGCACCGAAGAGAAAAAGACAGCTTATGAGGTATCTGTCTCAAGATTTGAAGTGCTTGAAGAAAGAAAGGAGAACAAAGAAGATGGACATTAAATGTGAAGGAACATGTAATAACAGCAGTACAGACAGTGTGACTATTCCTCGCGATAGATATGAGGAATTAATAGATATGGAGACAAGAGCTGATGTGGTTATAAGTATGGCAAGGAAAGAAAAGTATATAGATGTAGACATGCTACTTATTATACTTGGTGAATTGCCACTGGAGGTAGATAAAAAATGAGAATCGGTTTGAAAAAGTTAATTCTGGAAAACTTCATGTGTTATGCGCATAAGGAAATTATTTTTGGGGATAACACTAAGATTGCCGCTTCCAATGGCAAAGGGAAATCTTCAATAACTAACGCTTATATGTGGCTGTTATTCAACTGTGATTATCAGCTTTCTGATAATCCACCTATTCGCCGTATGATTGGTGGCAAAACTGTAGATGACACAGACGTATCGGTCACAGCTGTTTTTGACGTTGATGGCAAGGAAATCATCATGTGTAAGTCTCAGAAGAGGAAATATAGCAAAGATGGCAGTAGCTACAAGGATGATAATTCCTATTCAATCAACGATGTGCCTAAGACATTAAGGGATTTTAATGCATATCTTGACGCTGATATGTCTATTCTCAAGATGTGTAGCAACATCAATGCATTTTTGGCGAAGAAACCAGCAGAAATGAGAGAATTTCTGTTTGGATTAGTAGATGGCGTATCAGATGTTGACGTTGCAAAAAGCAAAGTTGAACTTGCTGAACTTGTTCCGCTTCTTGAAAAGTATACGGCAGACGAACTTTCAGCAATGAATAAGGCTACAAAGTCCAAAGTTACAAAGGAGTTACCAGTTCTTGACGGACAGATAGCAGAAAAGGAAAGAGATATACAGATCAAACAGTCGGTAGATATATCCGCCTTGGAATTGCAGAAAAATGTAATTAAAGAAAAGCTGAGCAAAGTTGTGGAAGATCAGCTAGACATGGATAAGGTAACTGCTGAACATGACGAAATTGCGGATAAGATTCTAAAGTTAAAATTTAAAATATCCGCAATGCAGAATAAGGCAAACGAGGCTCTTGGTTGTAAGAGAGCAGCACTTAGAAGTGCGATAGATGATTGTAAGACTACTCAGATGAGTGTAATCCAGGGAATTTCTGATAACGACTGGGATATCGACCAGTCAACAAGAACTTTGAGTATTTGGAAATCAAAGAAAGAAAAACTAGTGGCTGAATGGAAATCCGTTAATGTTGAGAAATTTAACGAACTTACTACCATATGTCCGACTTGCCATAGAGAATTTCCGGCAGAAGATATCGAAAGACTTAAGAGTGATTTTGCACAGAATCAAGCCGAGCGACTGGCAGCAGTTGAGGCTGATGGCAAGGCCGTAGCTCAGAAGATCAAGGAGATTGAGGAGCATATAGAAAAACTTAAAAAATGCAATGAACTCAATCGAAAGACTGTTGCTGATACAGGAACAAAACTTACCAAGCTTGAAGAAGAATATAACGCACTTCCATTATGCGTTGACATATCAGGTGATGATGAGTATATCGGTGTGATGGCGCAAATAGAAACGTTTGAAATTAATATGGCTGGTATGGAGACAACAGCAACAAGAACACGACTAAAATCCGAAGAGACCGTACTCAGGCAGGAGTTAGCTGAGTGTGAGACTCAAATTGCCAAGTCTGATACAGAAGCTGACGAAACAAGGCTTGAAGAGTTGATGACTGGTAAGCGTAATTTGGGGCAGGCTCAAACAGATGCACAGAAGATTCTTGATTTGTTAGATGATCTTGATAAGGCTAAAAATGAAGTTCTCACGAATGAAATAAACAAACATTTTGGTTTGGTCAAGTGGCAGTTGTTTGAGTTTGCCAAGAACGGCGGATATAAGTCAACGTGTATTCCTACCATAGACGGCAAGAGCATCCTTACCACGATGAGTAACAAAGGGAATAGGATTCTTGGCAGAATCGATATTTGCAACAGTATTCAACAGATTAGTAATGTTGCTTGCCCTATATGGCTTGATGATGCGGAGAGTCTTGATTCTGCAAATCAGCAGAAAGCTGTAGATATGGTAGATGGTCAGATAGTAATGCTTGCCGTAAATGACAACAAAGAATTGGAGGTAATGTGATGAGTAAAGCATTAGAAGTAGCAAGAGAGCTTGTAAGGCAGCTTGAAGAAGCAGAAAGAAAGAACAAGGTGGAATTATCAACCTTAGCACCTGGAGATGTGTTTGAGATTGGGAAGAATGACTTTATTGTGCTTGAACGGATGGGCTCTAAAACCAAAGTTATTTCTAAGAACTTCATGGCTGAAAATGTAGTTTATGATGAGAATTCAAGAGATTACAACGAGTCTAATCTTAAGAGAGTAATTGAGGACGAGATTCAGCCGATAATTGAGTCTGAAGTTGGAGAAGAAAATCTTTTTGAGCATATGGTTGAGTTGACCTCAGTTGATATGCAGCATGAATTTTTTGATCGTAATTACAAGGTGCGACCTATCACCTTTGACGAGGCTAGGAAGTACAACAACTTACTTCCTAACAAGGACTTGGACGATTGGTGGTGGACATGTACTCCTTGGAGCACTGCCGAAAGGGGATGGACGTACAGTATAGCCGTTGTTTCGTCCGCTGGCGATTTCCGCAACTGCAGCTGTTACTACGGCTGCGGTGTTCGCCCAGTTTGTATCTTAAAATCTAATATCTTTGTATCAAAGAAAGGGGAATAAGCATGCCAACATTATCAATGAGAGTATTACAGGAACAGATTAATGATCTCAGGAATGAGATTGCAGTGCTAAAGGCAACTTCAAAGTCAATCAATCTTCCGGAAGGGCTCGGTATTGGAGATACATTTGAACTTGTAGATACAACGTGGAAGATTCTTGATATCACAAGTGCTGGATATATTTGTCTGGCTGATAGCATTGAAGAGAGACAGTTTGACTCAGATTCTAGCAATTGGGAAAACAGCAATCTTCGTGACTATCTTAATGAGGAGTTTTTTGAGAAGATTGCCGCAGAAATAGGATTGGAAAATATAGTTCCATTTGAGAGAGATCTTTTATCTCTTGACGGTCAGACAGAATATGGCAAGTGCGAGGACAAGTTTTCTCTTCTTACTGTTGACGAATACAGAAAGTATAGGAGTCTTATACCAAATACCAAAGATTATTGGTGGTGGCTTATCAGCCCTTGGAGTACACCATGCAACGATTACAAAAGAACCGTAGCCGTTGTTTCGTCCGCTGGCCGTATCGGCAACGACGGCTGTTACGTCAACTACGGTGTTCGTCCATTTTGTATCTTCTCATCTTCAATCTTTGAATCAGGAGATTAAATGATATGGCAGAGAAAGAGTTTGGAGTGATTTCACAGGCAAAGAATTTGGCTGAACACACATTCCGCATAACTTCAAATTGTAATAGATACCCAAAGAAATACAGGTTTTCGCTTGTTGACAAAATGCAGAATAAGGCATTGGAAATATATGAATAATCGAGGGTCCCAAGAATGAGGTTAAAGCTGAGACGGCAGTACTACTTAGATCTTTACGTGGTCATATAAGTGAGTATGAGTTTGAAGAGGTTATTGAAAACTCAAAAAAGACCGATGATGAAATCAAGGCAGAAGTAAGAAAAGCAAAGAAAAGAATTGCAGAAATGTTAAAAGAAATATCATTTGATGAGGAGGATAAGTAGATGGAAGATAGTACACAGATAGTTGCAACAGAGCAGAAAAAAGAGGTAGCAACCTCAAATAAGGTGACTGATTACAGTCTTGGTATATTTGGTACATCCGATAATTTTATCATGGCGATGCAGATGGCTAAGGCATTGGCTGAGTCAACTATTGTACCACAGACATATCAGAAGAATCCGTCTAATTGCCTTATCGCTATTGAACAGGCACAGAGAATGAGAATAAGTCCTCTTATGGTCATGCAGAACCTGTACCCTATACAGGGTAGACCATCATGGAGTTCTCAGTTCCTTATTGCCCAGGTTAATAATAGTGGTAAATATGACATTGAGTTACAGTATGAGGAAACCAAAGACGCAAATGGCAAACCTTTTTCATGCACTTGTTGGACCTTGAAAAAAGACAGGAGAGTAGAGGGTATGACTGTAGATATGCAGATGGCTAAAGATGAGGGCTGGCTTGACAAGAATGGCAGCAAGTGGAAAACAATGCCGCAGCTTATGCTTAGATATCGAGCTGCATCGTTTTTCTCACGTCTTAACTGTCCTGAATTAACTATGGGATTGTACACCAAGGAAGAAGTTGAGGATGGCGACTTTAAGGAGTATACAGTTGAGGATGTATCAACACAGGTGCAGAGTGATCTTGAAAATGCAAATTCGCAGGAGTTTATGGAAGACGAAGAAGTACCGGAGTTTGCAAAGTAAGGAGTATATATGAGGAAAGATCGCTACGGAAAAGCATTTTTAGATGGCATAATTGACCTTACTTGCAACGGCGAATGTACACAGTGTGGACAATGTTGTAGCAATCTACTTCCCATGACTGATGAGGAGATCGCAATAATTCACAAATATGTCAAAAGGTATCACATTAAAGAGCACAGGCATAATTATCCAATATTGGGGTTGTCTGATATGACTTGTCCGTTTCTTAATGACAGCAAAACATGTGAAAAATGCGAGATATATCAAGTAAGGCCAAAGATTTGTAGGGATTTTATATGCTGTTCTGAAAAAATGTTGGCTCCAGACATGGAGCATGCATTCAGATGCAAAATCACAAATGTAAGAGAGGAGTTTTTCAATTGAGAATAGTTTCACAAGATGGAACGGTAGATTATCCATATGAAAATAGTGTCATATTTCTTGATCGTAGGTTTGAATACGCCGTATCAATTCAAGTGATTGGATGTAATGAAATTGAAGTACTGGGTAAATATTCTACAAAAGAAAAAGCGCTTAAGGCTATAGAAGAACTAAGATACGCATATATGCGCCATAATCGTTTTATGCATGTTACTGTTCTTCCAGATTACGTTTCAGAAAAGACACTTGACAACGTGTGTGGAATATATCGTTTTCCACAGGAAGATGAAGTAGAGGTATAAGCATGAAACTTAAATGCATTTCTACTGGCAGTATTGGTAATTGCTATTTACTCACAAATGCAAGTAATCAAACACTTATCCTTGATTGCGGAGTGTCAATTAAAGATATACAGAGAAGCCTTAATTACAACATTAAAGATGTCGCTGGTGTCATTTTAAGTCATATTCATGGAGATCATATCAAGGCAGCAGTTGATTTGAAAAAATTGGGTATACCGGTGTGGAAACCGTTTGAATCTGTTAGTAAGGCGGTAAAAATGGGAGAGTTTACAATTCGTTGTTTTTCTCTCCCACACAACGGTACTCCAAATTACGGATTTTTGATCAAAATTGATGGGCAAAAAATGTTGTACATGACGGATTTTGAGTATTGCCCGGTTACATTTAAAAAGCAAAATATCGATCATATGTTAATTGAATGTAATTACATCAAAGATATGGTTGATACTGATGCTCCGAATTACACTCATAAGATACTCGGTCACTGTGAATTAACCACTTGTAAGGAATTTGTCAAGGTGAATGCTACAGATAGCCTACAGAACGTCATATTGTGCCATATGGGCATTGATACAAGCAATGCCGACAGAATGGTTGCTGAAATACGTGAAGTGGCTAAAAACGCAAATGTGGACGTTGCAAGAGCCGGAGTGGAATGGCAGTTGAGAGCAAAGGACGAATGTCCATTTTAAGCAGAAAGGAGTACAAAAGATATGGCGAAAGCAAATGAAAAAGTACATGAGTACAGAATGTCCGGTGCAGCTTGGTTGTTAGAGATTATCAAACGTGAGGGTATAGAGAAAGCAGAAAAGGAACTGGCCAAACGTAGAGCATGTTTTGTCCCACTTGAAATTCCGACGTCAAAGATGCGTGAATTTGAGCAAAAAGTCAAATGGAACACGATAGATACAGTGGTCTTATTATCATGTGCAACATTGCACGATGAATTTGGATTTGGTCATGATAGGTTATGTAGGTTTATTGAGCGCTTTCTGCTTAAAACTTCTTGCCTTGCTGACGAAGATGTGAAGTGGCAGGACTATATAGATACATTACAGAAAGAGGTTGGAATAACCTTTACGATTAGAGAGAACGGAGAGAAATAATATATGAATAAAGTAATTTTGATGGGTAGGCTTACCCGTGATCCGGAAATCAGATATTCACAGAATGGCGATCAGATGTGTATAGCCAGATATACATTGGCTGTAGATCGTAAATTTAAGAAACAGGGCGATGGGCAGACAGCGGATTTTATCAACTGCATTGCATTTGGCAAGAGCGCTGAGTTTACAGAGAAGTACCTTAAACAGGGTACTAAGATTGCCATAACAGGTAGAATTCAGACTGGTAGTTACACAAACAAGGATGGCAATAAAGTCTATACGACTGATGTTGTTGTTGAGGAACAGGAGTTTTGCGAGAGTAAGAATACAAATAACAGCAATAGTCAGCAGTCCAATACAGCAAATGCAAGCAATCAGCCAAGCTCTGGAAACGACTTTATGAGCATACCAGAGGGCATAGAGGATGATTTACCATTTAAGTAGGAGTGAGTGATATGAATAAACATACAATGTCAGACTTATATTCAATGCAAGCTGCTCCGCTTTCTGTGAAGATAAAGATGACAGCTAGAAGAATAAGGGACTGGGTGGATGAGTTTGGACAGGATGGAGTCTATGTGTCATTCAGTGGCGGCAAAGATAGCACAGTCCTTGTAGATATAGTGCGTAATGTATGTGGATATAAGAAGATTCCACTAGTATTTGTGGATGTGCCAACTCAATATCCCGAATTGAAGGAGTTTGTATTGACGTTTGATAATATTGTGGTTTTAAAATCCAAGATTTCATTTGCAAAAGTTTGTGAAAAGTATGGATTTCCGATGTTTTCAAAGGAAATATCAGAATGTGTTGCATATAGCAGAAAATACATTAGAATCCTTACAGACAGACAGACAGACAGACAGACAGACAGACAGACAGACAGACAGACAGACA